AATGAAAAATTAACTTCGGTTAAAATTACACAACCACTTTTCGACGAGTTTAAAATGGCTTGCCTTCAAGATAACTTTTCTTTTAAAAAGCTTGCAGATCGTGCAATTTTTTTATATCTTACTGATAAGACCTTTAAGGATAAGATCCATAAACAAAATTCAATTAAATTAAAGTCGTAATGGAAAACAAAAATGGTTATTTAAAAAGAGAGGATAGAAAAAAAATCCTACTTCTCTGTGACGATATTAGAATGCATTCTGGTATAGCTACTATGGCTAGAGAAATAGTTATAGGAACTGCTCACCGTTATAATTGGGTACAACTTGGTGCTGCAATTAAACATCCAGATGCTGGTAAGGCATTAGATCTTTCAGCTGATATAAATAAAAAAGCTGGTATAGAAGACTCTAATGTTAAGGTTATACCTAACAATGGATACGGTACTACTACTATTATTAGAAATCTTATTAAAAAAGAGAAACCAGATGCTATTTTTATATTTACTGACCCAAGATATTGGACTTGGTTATTTGATATTGAAAGAGAAATCAGGAATCATATACCTATATGTTATTTAAATATATGGGACGATTATCCAGCTCCTTTATACAATAGAGATTTTTATGACTCTTGTGATTTACTTATGGGGATATCTAAGCAAACTGTTAATATTAATAAGTTAGTATTAGGAGAGAAAGCTAAAAATAAAGTAATTAAATACGTACCCCACGGTATCAACAAAGAGCAATTCTTTCCTATTACTAAAGAGCATGAGCAGTATGAAGGGTTTAGTAAGTTTAAAGAAAATATTTTTAACGGTAAAAAGATAGAGTACGTAGTATTTTTTAACTCTAGAAATATTAGAAGAAAGTCTCCAAGTGACTTAATGTTAGCCTTTAGAATATTCTGTGATAAGATAGGTAAGGATGCAGCTAAGAAATGTGCATTAATATTTCATACTAATCCTATAGATCAAAACGGAACAGATTTAATTGCTACTAAAGAAGCTTTATGTGATCCAGAATATGTTAATATCTTTTTCTCTAAAGATAAATTAAGTACAAGTCAAATGAACTGGTTATATAATCTTGCTGATTTAACAGTTCTTCCTTCTTCTAATGAAGGTTGGGGATTAGCTCTTACTGAATCGATGATGGCTGGTACTATGATATCTGCTACAGTTACTGGAGGTATGCAAGATCAGATGAGATTTGTAAATGAGAAGAGTGAGTGGATAAATTTTGATGCTGACTTTCCTTCTAATCACCAGGGTACTTATAAAGAGTGTGGTGAATGGGCAGTCCCTTTATTTCCTTCAAATATATCATTAGTAGGTTCAGTTCCTACTCCTTATATTTTTGATGATAGATCTGATTTTAGAGATATAGCTAAGGCTATAGAGAAAGTTTACAATATGCCTTCTGAAGAAAGAAAAGAAAAAGGACTAAAAGGAAGAGAATGGGTTACGTCTGAGGAGTCTGGTATGTCAGCTTCTAGTATGTGTAATAATATCATTGACGGAATTGATACTACTCTTAAAACTTTCAAACCTCGTTCTAAATTTGATATTATTAAAATAGAAAAACCTGAACTTAAGTATGTTAAACATAAATATATTTATTAGTTATGAGTAAAAATACATGTATAGTAAGTTGTCCTATTGATACGTATAGTGGTTACGGAGCTAGAGCTAGAGACTTTGTTAAGAGTCTTATACAGTTAAAAGATAGTGAATGGGATATAAAAATATTATCTCAAAGATGGGGTAATACTAGATTTGGTTATTTAGAAGATCATAATGAACATGACCTAAAGAGTAGAGTAATACCTAACCTTAATAGTAAACCAGATATATGGATACAGGTTACAGTCCCAAACGAATTTCAACCGGTAGGTAAGTTTAATATTGGCGTTACAGCCGGAATAGAAACTACTATGTGTCATTCTTCTTGGATAGAAGGTTGTAATAGAATGAACCTAATACTAACTTCTTCAGAACATTCCAAAAAAGTATTTGAGACTACTGCTTTTAGAGTAGAGAATAAACAGACAGGACAGGTACAGAAACAAATTAAGTTAGAAAAACCAGTAGAGGTTTTATTTGAAGGAGCAGATTTATCTAAGTATAAAATTATATCTCAAAAAGATAATACTTTAGACCTTTCTTATATTAAAGAATCATTTTGTTTTCTATTTGTAGGTCATTGGCTCCAAGGAGATTATGGTCAAGATAGAAAAAATGTAGGGTTAATGATAAGAGTGTTTTTAGAAACATTTAAAAATAAACCTAAAGGTAAAAGACCTGCTTTAATATTAAAAACTCAAACTGCTAATAGTTCCATATTAGATAGAGAAGCTATACTTAAAAAGATAGAAAGCATTAGAAAGTTAGTAAAAGGTACACTACCTAACATATATTTAATACACGGTGAAATGGATGATGCTGAAATTAATATGCTATATAATCATCCTAAAGTTAAATCTATGATTAGCTTAACAAGAGGTGAAGGATTTGGTAGACCGTTATTAGAGTTTTCATTAATTAAAAAACCTATTATAGCCTCAGCATGGTCTGGGCATACAGATTTTTTAGATAGAGAACTTTGTTTAATGGTTGGTGGAAAATTAGAAAAGCTTCATCCCAGTGCTGTTATGAAAGATATGTTACTAGAAGAATCAAAATGGTTTACAGCTAACGAAAATGATGCTCATCAAGGATTAAAAGTAGTACATAAGAATTATAAAGATTTATTAGTTAGAGCAAAGAAACAAGGAAGTCAGAATATTAAAAACTTTTCCTTTGATAGTATGACTAAGTTATTAGGAAAGTTAATTGATACTCATATTCCTGAGTTACCTAAACAGGTACAGCTTAATATACCAAATTTAAAATTACCTAAATTAGAAAAATTATAGTTATGGATAATAATCAAGACCAATTAGTAGAAGGTCCATTTGGAAGTAATGCTTGTTATGAGCAAACATTTACTCAAGAAGGTCAAGAGATAAAAACTTGGCTATGTTTTGGAAGCGGATTTACAACTTCTACTTTAATGACAGAAGGCTCTAAAGCAGTAACAGATTTATTAGAAACATCACCAGAGTTATATAAAGACCTTTTACATACAGATAAAGATAAAAGAGTTTGGGCTCCCGCTACAATAACATTACCAGAAAAAGGTATGGTATTTTTAGACGGTAGTAGTAAAGAAAAATGGCAGTGGGCAGCTGTAAAATCAATTCCTATTACTGAAGAGGATAGAAAAGTTAAACAGTTCCCAGCTGATCAAACTCATAAAATGGATATGAAAAATATTAAATACTTTAAGCAAAAAGATTTTATGGATGCTTTAGAAAATATAGGATTCTTTGCAATATGAAAATAAGTTATGCCGTTACTGTTTGTAATGAATTTATAGAAATTCAAAAATTAGTTAACTTCCTTAGAAAAAATAAAAGACAACAAGATGAAGTAGTAATACTTTATGACCAAAAAAATGGAAATGAAGAAATAGCTAGTTGGCTTACTAAACAAAATAAATATCCTAATATTCAGTTTTGGAGAGGATTAGATTTTAATAATCATTTTGCTAATTGGAAGAATAAACTTACAGAATATTGTAATGGAGATTATATATTCCAAATAGATGCAGATGAAATACCTAATGAATCTTTACTTATTAATCTACCTGTTATATTAGAATGTAATCCTAATAATGAAGTTTATTTAGTCCCTAGAGTTAATACAGTAGAAGGATTAACAGATGAGCATATTAAAAAATGGAGATGGAATGTAAATGAAAAAGGTTGGGTTAATTGGCCTGACTACCAATGGAGAGTATGGAAAAATAAACCTGAAATAAAATGGGTAAATAAAGTACATGAAAAATTAGAAGGATTTAAAACATACGCTGCTCTACCTCAAGAGGAAGGATTAGCTTTATACCATCCAAAAGATATAAAACGTCAAGAACAACAAAATAAATATTACGAAACATTAACATGAAAAAAATAACTGTACTTTTTTTCCTATTTTCAACTATATGTTATACTCAATCATATAGAGTAGAGGGACTTAGCATTTCTACAAAAGAAGACATTACTTCTATTTACTTTAAAAACGGAAACTCTGATGGGTTTTACTTAGATGGAGTATTTATGGAATCCTATGGAGTATTAAAACTATCAGTAAACCAATTTAAACAGTTTATTGAAGATACTTTAAAAGCTTCTAAGAAAAGCAGCATTGTAATAGAAAGAGACTTATATACTGTTACTAGGTTTGACTTTTCAGAAGATGAAATATTTTTTAATGTTAAAGATAAAGTCGGTACACTTACAAGTAAGCAATTAAAAGAAATAATTAAACAAAATAATTTATAGTTATGAAGAAAATTTGGTACGCACCTTACAAATTTGAATCCTATGGCGAAGAGGAAATTAAAGCTGTAGAAGAAGCACTCCGAAGTGGATGGCTTGGAGGACAAGGTCCTAAAAGTGTTGAATTCGAAAAAGAAATAGCAAAGAGATTTGGAAAGAAACACGGAGTATTTGTTAACTCTGGCTCATCAGCCTGTTTATTAGCAATAGCAGCTTTAGATTTACCTAAAGGTTCTAAAATTATTACTCCTGCTTGTACTTTTGCTACTACACTTGCTCCTATAATTCAATTAGGATTTGAACCCGTATTTGTAGATGTTGGGTTGACAACTTATCAGGCTGAAATAGATCAAGTAGTAGAAGCTGTTACTGATGATGTTAAAGCTATTATGCTTCCTAACTTAATAGGTAATAAACCAGACTGGGATAAACTTAAGCTTTATTTAGAAGAAAAAGGTAGAGGAGATATATTCTTAATAGAAGATTCTGCTGATACTATTACTAAAACTCCAGTTACAGATGTAGCTACTACTAGTTTCTATGCTTCACACGTTATTACCGCAGGAGGTGTTGGAGGAATGGTTATGTATAACGATGAAAAACACGTTACTAAATGTCTTCAATATAGAGATTGGGGTAGATTAGGAGACGACTCGGAAATTATGGATGACAGATTTAATCATTCAGTAGACGGAATAGCGTACGATCATAAATTCTTATACTCAGTATTAGGTTATCATATGAAGGCTTGTGAGATGAACGCTGCATTTGGATTAGTTCAGTTAGAGAGATTTAAGAAGTTTTCTAATATTAGAAGAGAGAACTTTGAAAGATATTTAGAGCTATTAGATGGAGTAGGAGATTTAATCCTACCAGATGATAGTATCAAACCTAATTGGTTAGCAATTCCACTACAAACAGAAAAAAGATTTGAATTACTTTCTTTCTTAGAAGATAATAATGTTCAGACAAGAGTTACGTTTGCCGGTAACGTTACAAGACATCCAGTTTATAGAGAGTACCTTCAAGAGTTTAAAAACTCAGATATTATTATGAAGAACGGTTTCCTACTAGGAGCTCATCATGGTATGACTATTGAAGATGTAGACCATGTATGTGGATTAATAAAAGTATTTTTTAATAAGTAATGGTACTTATTCTAGGTGATGGCATTCTTGGAAGAGAACTAAGTAATCAAACAGGATGGACTATAGCTTCTAGAAAGTTAGGTAACCTAGATATAGAAAATTATAAAGAACTAATAACTTTAGCTTACGACTACAATATTATTATTAACTGTATTGCTCATACTGATTCTTATTCAAAAAATAAGCAACCTCACTGGAATGTAAATTATAAGTTTGCTGCAATGCTCAGTGATTTTTGTAACGCAAAAAATAAAAAGCTAGTACATATCTCAACTGAGTATGTTTACGCTAATAACTTAGTTCCTCCTTCAGAGGATGATCTACCACTCCCAGATAATACTTGGTATGCCTATACTAAGTTACTTGCAGATGAGTATATACAGTTAAATAATAATGATTATCTTATCTGTAGAGAGCTCCACAAACCAGAAGAGTTTAATCATGCTGAGGTTTGGGATGTAAGAACATCTGGTGATAAGGTATCAAAGATAGCAAACCTAATTATAGAGTTAGTAATGAATGATGCCTGTGGAGTTTATAATGTAGGTACAGGAGATAAAAACTTAAAAGATTTAAACCCAGAAGGTAAATTAATTACAGCTCCAACTTATGTACCTAAAGATACTAGAATGAATTTAGATAAACTAAATAATTTTTTACATGGATAAGTCAATCGTATTTTTTTCTCAAATGGGGTTTAATGGTAAGGTTCCTAGAACTCATACTAATATGAGAGTAGAGTTTGCTCAAATGTGTACTCTACAAGCTGATCATTATAACTTATTTTCTATTAATTCTATAGATAAAATATACGATATAGCTGTATTATTGATACCTAAGACAGGTATAGATAGAGATAGATTAGAAGGAATAGATATAGTTAGTGAAGCTAGAAAAAAAGCTAAAAAAGTAATGTTTATGCAAGAAGGTCCTAGTTGGATATTTCAAGATATGACTGTAGAGCAGCAAGTATGGCATTATAACTTACTATCTAAGGTAGATGGTATACTTACCGAAAACAAAACAGATATAAAATACTTTAAAGGAATAAACTCTAAAATACCAGTAAGTGATATAACTTCCTTAATGATTACAGATTTAGTTGAAGAAGCATTAAATATTGAAAAGCAAGATAAAGTTATTATTGGAGGTAATTTTACAAGATGGTATGGAGGATTTGATAGTTTTGTAGCAGCTAGACATTTTGGTATTCCTATATGGGCACCTTCTATGGGAAGGAGACAGCCTAATGAAGAAGTACTAGTTAAACACTTACCTTATATGGAATGGAAAGACTGGGTATATAAACTAGCTGAATTTAAATATGCTATACATTTAATGCCAACTATTGCAGCAGGTACGTTTGCTATGAATTGTGGATTTTTAGGTATACCATGTATTGGTTATGGTGAATTAGATACTCAACAAAATATTCATCCTGATCTTTGTGTTGGAATGAACGATTTAGAAACAGCTATAGAATTAGTTAATATGTTAAAAGAGGATAAAGACTTTTATAATGAATGCAGTGAAAAAGCTCAATTAAATTATAAAAAATATCATAGTGAAGAAGCAGTAAATAAGTACTTAACAGATTTTTTTAATACTCTATGAATTTAGATGTAGTTATTCCAATCGACGATACTCATCCTGAAATAGGATGGGGAGTAAAAGAAGACAAATGTACTGATTACTTGATAAAACTAAATCAGGAATTCGGATGTAAGTTTGTACAGTTTATACCTTCTAATTATCATCGTAAATTTTCTTTATCTGAAAATAAGAGTTGGATAGATTACTGGAAGCAGTTTGATTGGGTTGAGTTAGCAGCTCATGGTCATTTTCATGACAGAGTAAATCCTTCTCCTAGCTGCCGAGAATGTGAATTCATTGAGCTAGATTATAAATCAGCTAAAGATAGGATAGAGCAAAGTTTAGAAGAGTGGGATAAAGTTAACCATAGACCTAAGGGATGGAGAATGCCTGGCTGGGTTGCTTCTCAAGGTGCTTTTGATGCTGTAACTGAATACTTTGATTATGTAGCTATTCACGGTAACTTGAACGATAATATAAAGTTAAATTCAATAAGGGTGTTTAAAGGAGAAAATCCTATTCATAATGCTTCTACATTAAGTATAGATGGAAATAATTTATATTTTCAATCTCATATAGCCGGTAAGTATAATCAAAATAATTGGGATGAGCAAAACTATCAATACTTTAGATCAGTTTTGAATGCTTTGTTGGATCAAGGACATATTTTAAACTATAAAACTTTTTCTGATTTATGTTAAAGATTCAGTTTATTATACTTGGCTGGCATTATAATCCTAAATCATACCAGGAAGGGTTGCTAGAATTAATTAAGAGTAATCCTGAAATAGATATAAAGGTATACTTTGTATGTAAAAAAGCACCTCCTCAATTTATTAAAGACAATTTTGACTATGCTGAATATGAAAATGTAGGGATAGAATGGAAAGGATATACAGACGGGTTTTTCGATTTAGACCCTGATGACGATACTATATGTTTTTTTACTCATGACGACATTGAAGTTTTAGATTGGAACTTTTTACCTATAGTGATAGATAAATTAAACTCAGGATATAAGCTAATGGGAAATGGAAGTAATCCATCTTTTTATTTAGATCCTGATGCTATTATAACTCCTAACAATACTGATGAACCTTTCCCTTTTGGGAGCAAGTATACTTGGAAAGAAGTTGCAGTTAATAAAGAGTTTTTTACCGAACCGGGATATTGTAAAAATTTAAGAGCAAGTTTTATGGCTATGAAAGCTAAAACTTTTAGAGAAATGAAAGGTTTTGAATGGTTAGCAGATCCTTACGATGGTGCAAGCGGGAATTTACTTTGGGCTAATATATGTGTGAACTTAAATGGGTATAAACAGACTAAACTAAATGGAGCAGAAAATATAGGATGGTTAGCTGATACTTATGCTATTAGTCCTTACATAAACGAATTAGAAAGAGGTAAGTAATGTTAGATGTTATAGTTACCTGTTACGACGTAGAAGAGTTAATCACTCAGTATCATATATTCAAAGATGTAGAGCTACCTTATAAATTTCATTACATAACTAATAATGAAAATAAAGAAAGGATAAAGCAAATAAAAGAAGAGACTAACCTTTCAATATATTGGCTGGATAACAACCCAGGCAAGCACATGGGTGCCTTATATCTAGCATCAGCTGGAAGGGATTTAATTACTCAACCTTTTGTTTTACATTATCATGCAGATATGATATTTGAACAACCATCTCTTATGAAAGATATGTTTGAAGATTTTAAAAATTCTAATTGTAAAGTTGGAGGAATTCCTAGACAGTGGTGCTTTGATAATGAAGGTATTTTCAACGACAATAAAAGTTTACCTTACCGTAGTGAGCTATTCTTTATGACATCAGAATTATACCTAGAGGTATTTGATTTAACTAATTTTGAAAAGTACAAACAGAAATGTTTAGAGAACAAACATCCTTCATTACATTTCGAACCTTATACTTATGCAGGATTAGAGTTAAATAAAGTTGACTTTCTGCAAGAAATTTACTATCTTGAAGAAGTAAAACGTATGAAAGAGCTATATGGCAACGCTATTCTCTACTACGATACAACGTTTGAAAAAACTAAAATCAGAAGATTAAAATGAAAATAATTGTTACAGGAGGAGCAGGATTTGTAGGAACAAATCTAATTATTAGACTTCTTAGAGAAGGTCATCAAGTAGTTAGTATAGATAACTACCATACTGGATTAAAAGAGAATCATATTGAAGGATGTGAATACCTTAATTATGATATTAGAAACATAAAAGACTATTCCTGGTTAGAACCAAATCTAGTATTTCATATGGCTGCTATTGCTAGGATTCAACCTTCATTTAAAAATCCAATTGATTACTTTACTACAAACGCGAACGGAAGTTTAAATTTAATTGATTGGTGTGCAAAAAATAACGTACCTATAGTTTACGCAGGATCGTCTTCTAAACATAGTGGTAGATTTAAAAACCCTTATACTTTTTCTAAGGATGTAGGAGAGGATATTGTAGAACTTTATCAAAAGCATTACGGTTTAAAAGCCTCTATTGCTAGATTCTATAACGTTTATGGTCCCTATCAATTAGAAGTAGGAGGGTACTGTACTGTTATCGGTATTTGGTTAAAAGCTTTTAGAGATAATAAAACTCTTTTAGTTACAGGAGATGGTAATCAAAGAAGAGACTTTACTCATATAGATGATATAGTTTCTGCACTCTATAAAATAGGTGAGCAAAAAGCTTGGGGGTATGAGTTTGAGTTAGGAAGAGGAGAGAACTATTCTATAAATGAATTAATTAGAATGATAGGAGTAGACTTTAAATACGTACCGGCTAGACCTGGTGAAGCTAGAAATACTCTTAACACAGATACTACTGCTGAAGAAGTATTAGGATGGAAAGCAACTATTAATATTCAAGATTATATAGAAAATGAATTTAAATAAAATTACATTTGTTATACCCTCTAGAAATAATCTAGAGTTTTTACAACTAGCTTATAAATCCATTAGAGATTTAGAAACTAAGCATGAAATATTAGTTCTTAATGATGCCTCAACAGACGGTACTCAAGATTGGATTGATGCTCAAGATGATTTGGATCTTATTACTTTTCATAACCCAGGACCAGATAGGATAGGAATCGTTGGTATGTTTGATAGAGGAATAGAAATGGCACGTACAGATATAATTTGTGCTTTCCATTCCGATATGGTTGTATGTAGAGATTACGATAAAAATATTCTTAAGCATTTAGAAAGAGGTAAAGTAGTTTCCGGAACTAGAGTTGAACCACCATTACATCCTGATGGACCAGAAAAGATTCTTCGTAACTACGGTATAGAAGTAGATGAATTTAATATTGATGCTTGGTATGAAGGAAGCGATAAATTAAAAGAGGATAAGACTACTGAAGGTATTTTTGCTCCATGGTGTATGTATAAAGAAGATTTTTTAGCTGTAGGAGGACATGATGAATTATTTGCTCCTCAATCTAAAGAAGACTCGGACTTGTTTAATCGATTCCAACTTAATGGGTATAAATTCATCCAACCATGGGATGCATTAGTATACCACTTTACTTCTAGAGGATCTAGATTTAATAAACATTCAGGAGGAGCTGCTGGCAAAAACAGCCAAGAATGGATACAGACTACTACTAAGAACGGACGTAACTTTATTCGTAAATGGGGACATTTTGTATTACACGACTCTCTTATGAAACCTATAATACCTAATAAGTACAATATAGGTTTATGGATAGATGAATGCACTCCTGAACTTTTAGAAGCTTTAGAACCATGGGCAGATAATATTAACTTAACAGATACTCCAGACGAAATATTAGAAAACTATATTAATAAAGAACAACCTAATACAATTGTACCTTTAAAGGATAAGTTTAATACATTTAAACAGGTAGATATTTTTATTAGAATTAAATCAAAAACTTTTACTAAGGAAGACTATAATATTATTCAGCAATTATCACAAATTCTAGATAACAATGGTGAAGTAGGAGAATTCAAATTAGGAAATCTATTTATTAATATAAAAAAATTAAAGTCATATACTAACGATTTACTTAAACTATGAAAAAATACATTATAGAGTTTACTCACGCAAACGGAATTAAAGAAGAAGTAGAACTTACAACTGATAGAATTGAATGGTCAATTGAGCAATGGTGTAGGAACAGACATATTGTAGATCATAAGATTATTAGTGAAGGTTCTTCTAATAGTAAACAAATGTTATTTGGGTAGCTATTTATTTGTATACTACAATATTATTTCGTATATTTAAATTATGGACAAACTTAAAGAAATAGTAAAACAAGTAATATCAGAAGCAGCAAAAATAAACTTTGCTGGACATACTTTTTTACTTAAAATAGACACAAACGAGGATCCACAGAAAAAAGGTGTTAAGGTACAGTTTATACCCACAAAATTTGGATCAATTTCTTCTACTGAACAAAACGATATCGCAATCGAATTAGAATCTAGATTAGAATCTGGATTAAGTGAATATGAATTAAAGGTAGAAAGAGACAGAAATCTTAAAGACAAAACTATAATTGGATTTTTTATCTATATAGAATATTTTGATAGGATTATACGAAAAGCTCTTTCAAAACAGAATCCTAATTCTGAACCCAGCGACGATATCGAATAATTTACTCTAGGTTAGAGCAAATGAAAAACCCAATTAAAGTACTTAGAAAGACTTTATTCGCAATTCATCCTATCTCTTATAGAATTGCGACTAAAGGATTAGATAGAAAATCTATGGATAGAATGATTTTTATAAAAGTAATAGATGCTCTAAAGGAAATAGATGATAGAAGAGATTTCCTTCAAAGCGAAATAGGAATTGACGTTACGGCATACGAAGATAAATTCTTTAATATTATAGAAAATCTATTTAAACTTTGCTTTAATAAGGAACAATTAGATTTAATACAGATGTACCTATATCAACTTCACCCTGATAAGGAATGGGACGGTACTATTACTATTAAAATGAATAAAAAAGAGAAGATAGTACCTTTTAAATCATCTAATGATGTATGGAAAGTAATTACTAAATTTAATAGTTAAAAGTTGCCTCCCCGAACTTTTATTCGTATCTTTATGTATTGTTTAATTAAAAAGGTTATATTATATGCAAAAACTACAGATGACTAATTGTCCTTCATGTCTAGAGGACGTTTTACCCGTATTAAGAAAGGAATTAGGTTACCACGTATGTGTTAACTGTTCTACTGTTAAACCTAAAGTAGGAGTAACTACTGTTGAAGGTACAGGTGATCATACTTATAATGATATTATAATTATGGAACAAGATCAATACATTTCTATTAAAAAGAAGGAAGCTGAATTAACAGGTAAGTCAGTTCATATTGAAATGTTAGATTTAGATAAGGATGAAGCAGCTATTTCTCAATCAGTTAAGGAAGAGGTAAGTAAGGTTCTTAGTGAAGATTTTAAGGAATCTGAACAAGATATGTTTGATCCTAATAAAGAAATGGAAGGTATAGAAGGTATAGATTACTAATGGCAAGACCCTCTAAAATATTAACTAAAGAAGATATTCTTCGAGCTCAAAAAGTAACTCGTTCAAACTTAGCAGCTGCAAGGTACTTACATGTCTCTTATAACCACTATAAGAAGTACGCTAAAATGTATAAGAATGATGATGGAGTTACTTTATTAGAAGTTCATATGAATCAAGCAGGTGAAGGAATTCCTAAATTTGCTGTTTCAGGTAATAAAGAAATACCTCTTTTAGATTTATTAGAAGGAAGGGTTCCTATTGAGCATTTTGATCCTAGAAAGATAAAAGCTAGATTACTGAGTGAAGGTAAGTTAGTTGAAGTTTGTGCTAAGTGTGGATTTGCTGAAAGAAGAGTGACTGACCAGAAGATACCGGTTATACTTAACTTTAAAGACGGCAATAAAAAAAATTGGCACTTAGAAAATTTAGAGTTTCTCTGCTACAATCATTCCTTTCTTTATGCAGCTTCTCCTATAGATGAGAAACGTGCAGAGGCAATGGAAGATTACGTGAGAACAAAAGATGATGAGCCTGATTGGGACTTAGATGAACATCATATTGAACATTTAAAAGAACTAGGATTATACGAAGAAGATTCTAATCCTGGAGATGAATTTATATCACATTTATAACTATTTATAAGCTAATTATTAACTTAAACATGGAACAACAAAACGGTAATACTCAACTAAACTCTGAAAGAGATAACTTTAATAATAGAGTTCAGTTAAAGAAGTTTCTTGGTAATGCTACTAGGGTACAGCTTAACAAAAAGAGAAGGTATAGAACTATATAATTATATATGTCTAAAAAACAACCTAAAGGTAAATTTTCCACTTGGAAAAAAAGAAAGCCGCTCGAAAGACAAGTAGCGGATAAATTAGTTAAAACTCATGAGAGAAATGAGAAACTAAAAGATAAGAATATCAACACATCATTCTTAGATTTATTTTAATCAAAAACTTAAATATGAAAAAATTAGAAAACATAGAATTCGTTCTGGGCTTTGCATTTGTTTTATTTAGTTTTATGCTTGCATCGTTCGGCTATATGGCTTACCATAATATAGAAAAGATATCTGAAATAGAAGCTAAAGAGGTAGTTACTATTCCAATAGAAATAGAAGCAGTTATGATAGATGAGATTCCTAACCTAGATAGTTTTTTAAATGATTTAGGACATAGAGAATCAAGTAATAGATATGACGTAGTAAATCAATATGGGTATATGGGAAAGTACCAGTTTGGTAGTAGTACTCTTAAAGGATTAGGTTACAATATAAGTAGAGCCGAATTCTTAAACTCTCCAGACATTCAAGAAGAAGCTATAGTCAAACTTCTTAAAGCTAATAAGAAAGTTCTTAAAAGACAAATAAAAAAATATGATAGACAGTTAGTAAACGGAATATTAGTTACTGAGTCTGGATTATTAGCTGCAGCTCATCTAGTAGGACCAGGAAGCGTAAAGAAATGGGTTAGAAATGGTACAATGTTTGAAGATGGAAACAGAGTAAAATTAACTGAATACATTAAAACATTCAATGGGTATCAGTTGGATATTTGATAGTATTTTCTTATATTTAGATAATATAACGGGGTAGAGCAGTAGGTAGCTCGTTTTGACTTAACCTGGAGCGTAGTAATTCTTAAACGTAAAGTATTACTTGTAATAATCGATCGTAAAAAGCAAAAGGGTCAAAGAGGTCGAGGGTTCGAGTCCCTCCCCCGATACTAGAAATAAAGGTTATGGCAGAAAAAAAAGGACATTTAGAAAAATTAGTATACGATTTTCCTACTGAGGCAGTATTGGAAGTCGAAATCAAAGGTAAATGGTATAGAGTAACTTCTAGAGAGTTTAGATCATTTGATAGTAAAAGAAGATATTCTAAACCTGAGTATCAACCTAAGCAAGGTCAAACTGACTTAGAAAATATTCCTTTTATTACTTATGAGTATGACGGTCCTTTGTATATGTATGGGACTAATAAGGCAGTATACAAAACGTTTAATGAAAAAATGGTTAATAGTCCTTACTATGAAACTATGATGGAACAGTCACAAAGCAGAGAATAGTATGAAGCTACATTTTAACAGTACAAAAGAGTTTGAACAACTTTTCAAGAATAAGTCTACTAAGGTAACTAATCAAATAGTTTCCGGAATAGAAAAAGCAATGATAGGAGGACATAAGTCTGCTGTATTATTTGAAATTACTTTTGAAGATTTTGATAGAGTTTTTGAAATATCTCTTCCTTTTTCTCAATGGGAAGTATCTTTAACTAGCTGTTTGGATCATTATCATGAATTAAATATGTCTGATGAAGCAATAGATACATGGAAGCTATTAGAAGCAGTTAAAGTTTGGTAATGAACACTCAAATAATAGAATTTAACGGCATCATGTATCAACTTGTTAGAAAAATTAAAGTAGAACAAGTTAATGGTAACATGGTAGGTTTAAAAGCTTGGAGAGATTATCTACACTGTGATCATGTATTGAGACATAATGAATGGTTTTTGATAGTTAGGTTTATAGATGATATTGAGTATGAAAATATATAGTAAAATAGTTGCGTAACTGAACTATTATTCTTATATTTATAGTATAAATAATTTAAAAAAAATAAAGGTTATGGCAGACATTCTTATGAATTTCCAAAATGGTTTAGATTCTTACCTTACAAAGGATCAAATTAACACTCAGGCTCCTTTAGTATTCGCTAAAGCTCCTACTAATCCTGACGTTACTAATAAGTATTTATTCGTTAATACAGAAACTATCATTGACGATTTAGCTAAACTTAACTGGTTTCCAGTAGAGGCAGCTCAAAGAAAATCTAGAAAAGCTGAAGGTACTATCTTTAGTAAGCATATGGTTGCTTTTCAGAATCCAGATATCAAGATTACCTCTAAGGACGGTGATGATGCTTATCCTAGAATTTTATTGACTAACTCTCATGACGGTATGCAAGCGTTTAAATTTAGCGTTGGTATTTTTAGATTAGTTTGTTCTAATGGATTAGTAGTTGCTGATGAGCAGTTTAGTGACTTTAAAATTAAGCACAAAGGTTATTCGTTTGAAGAGCTTAGAAACGTTGTAAAGCAGGCAGTTAATGATCTTCCTAAAAGAGTTGAGGTTATGAACGATATGAAAAATAGAATTTTAACTGAAGATGAAAAAAGAAAGATGGCTTTAGATGCTATGTTAATTAGAGCTGGAGTTGATACTTTAGATTATGATGAGGAAACTATCGATGATATCCTAGAACCTAAAAGAGAGGCTGATAAAGGAGATGATTTATGGAGAGTATTTAACGTAATACAAGAGAAGATTACTCAAGGAGACTTTCATGCTGCTTTGACTGGAGCTAAAGTTAGAAAAGTTAGAAAGATTAAATCGTTTGAAAAAGATCTTAAAGTTAATAAAGAATTATTTAAATTAGCAACAGCATTAGTATGATAGAAGTTATTAAACATGTATTAGGTATTTGTGGCGACCATTGGCATCCAAACATTTGGACTGCCATGGCCGGCTCACCGATGGTATTAGCTACAGTTCACTATATAAAGTGTAAATGTGGAGGATGGTTTCAACATAAAAAAGGATGTGATCATGATTTGTATTAAATGTCAGGAGAAAATTAACCCATTAAGAGTTAAGGCTCTCCCAGGTACTAAGACTTGTGTTAATTGTTCTAGTACTTCTAGATGGTATGTTAGAAATATTATTTCCGGAAAGACTACTTATGCAGAAACAGAAGTAATAAAAGATCCTGAAACCGCTAAAACTATCTCATCTATGGATAGAAGGATAGGATGGGGATCAAATTTAAATAAAGTTAGAAGATAAAATTAAAAATTAAAATATGAAAAATACATACTACGTCCATACTACAAAAATAAATGCTAGAATTGCTGATACTGTATTAGATGGGCAACATATAATCGTAGATGGTTATACTTATGAAAAAGTTTCTAAAAGACCAGTAGGTAAATTAATAACTAGAAGATTTTCAGCTATCAATAGTGATGAGAAATTAATTTTATTTTAATGTCTAAAACCGAACAACTTCTTTTAGGTGTATTCTTTTTTATAATAGGACATGTACTCGTTTGGTTTCAATTAAACGGTCAGTTCCTTTGGGAATCATTTAGAAAAAATGAACTTTTAGTAGCCTCGGGTGGATTATTTATTTCTTTTTTTTACCTTTGGGCTACTAAGAATACTGTTGAGTCTTTTAACGGGCTATTATGGCCTGCTAGATTTATAGGTTTTGCTATTGGTATAGCAGTTTATGCTATATTTGTAGGTATATTTTTTAAAGAAGGTATTAATATTAAAACTTTTATTAGTTTAGTACTTTGCTTTGCATTATTAGCAATACAAATGTTCTGGAAGTAAGATGAGAAAGTGTAACGTATGTAAGGAAAAGCGACCAGATTGGTTTTATAAATCAAAGTATAAAAAGACTTGCCGTAAATGTGAGTATAGATGGTATAGGGGTATTATGAGATTAATGGTGAGAGAAAGAAGATTAACTCCTATCGAAAGATTATCTTCTAGAATAGGTTATATGGGAGCTGGTTTTCTGGTAGCAGCACAATGGACTATCTCTCCTCCTTTATATATTTGCGGATTTATATGTGTTATGGTACAGACAGCAGTAAGAAAACAATGGAACTTAGTTCTTTTACAGCTTAATGGAATAATAGCTTGGACATTACATCTTTTATCAAGTTAAAGTTGCCTCCCCGAGATATTCTTCTTATATTAAGGTATAATTAAAAAGATAAAAATAAAGGTTATGACAAAGATTAAAGATTTAAAAGTAAACGACGTTTTCTACATGGAAGGATTAACTCCTTCTGGTAAGGTAAAAGAATCATTAGCTAAGTTAATTAGGTATGAAGGTATGGATAAGTATATTATCGAAACTGGAGGTATTACTATGATAGCTTATGGTGACGATAAGGTTAGAAAAACGATGGGGATTAACGATATTCAAGGTTTAATTAGATAATATGCAGTTAGAAGAGATAAAAGTATTAGCTCAAAAGTATTTAGATAACTGTATAGATAAGTACGGCTTGAGTAAATTTAAGGAATGTTCTCCATATTTAGAATTCGAAAGATCTATTTATGCTAGATTATCTGGAGAAGAAGGAATGGAAGGAGAGCAGATGCCTGATGCAGAATACGATAGGATTACTAACTCTATAGTAGTTTACTATCCTAAAGTAGAAAACGAACAACATTTAGCTGAAATAATCGTTCACGAATATCAGCACTACTTGCAGTCTCCTACATGGATGGCTAGATATTATCAGATGGGGTATAGATATGATAACCATCCATATGAGGTTGCTGCTAATAACGAAGAAAAGAATTGGTTATGTATAGCTTAGATTTACATGGGTTATCACATATAATGGCAAAAGAAGAAGTAGAAGAGACTTTACTTTCAGCTTCAGCCTTAGGTTCTTTTGATATAGAAGTCATTACTGGAAATAGTAAAGCTATGAGAAATATAGTTATTGATATATGTTCAGAAAATGATTTTGATTACTATGTTCCTTCTGATAATTTAGGAACAGTAGTAGTAACTTATACAAATTTATAGTCTCTTAGCTCAATTGGATAGAGCACCTGACTACGAATCAGGAGGTTGTAGGTTCGACTCCTACAGGGACTACTTTAAAAATTAATTTATGGCACTTTGGGAAGTTTATAACGGTAAGAAAAAAGTTTTAATGTACTCGGAAGGAGCGTTAAGTATTCCTAATCCTCCTTCTTACTTACAGGTACAGAGATTTTTTTATAAAGTACCTTACTCTAATATTGGCAAAGGAGGTTTTATGATCAAGGATGGGAAAAAGATTCATACCCCTACTTGGATGGAAGTTCATCCTGAAACTACTTATGAGGATATCATAGTAGAAAAGAAACCATTTGAAGAGTTATTTGTTGAACCGGAAAAATGGACTTTTGAGAGTGCTAGTTCGGATAAAACTTATACAGTTAAAAAGAATAAACATGGTAAGTTGAGTTGTGACTGTTGGGGTTATATAGCTCATAAAAGATGTAAACATATTAAAGAAGTAGAAAAGTTATGTGGTATATCATAATAGGACTTTGTTGGACCGGATGGTTAGAGTGGTTTAGTACTAATGAACTTGAATATCCTTATAACATGCAATGGACTTTTAAAGAAAGGTTTTTCCATATCTTTTTATGGCCAATTTCATTAACAGTATTTTTATATAACTTATAGTTTGAAATTTATTAAAAAGTAATATGAAAACTAAATCACAGATAGAAGAAGAAAAAATAACACCAGGTATTATAGGATGTATGATTCCTTTATTGTTGTTGGGATGTTTATTTGTTTATCTATTTGTTAAGATTGTAACCGAATAGTAATATGAGAGAATATACACCAATAGCAGTAGCATATAGAAAGAAATCAGGTTCTAAAGTTTGGGTTAAAGAGTTCAAAGATATTAGATGCCCTGATAATTTAATTACTAAAAGAGGAACTAAACTTCCGGAAGGGTGTGAAATAGTGGCACTAGGAGTAGGAAGTAAATTTTATAAACATTATAAACAGAAATATGAAAAATAGAGAACCAGTCATTACCGAAGCTTATAACAAAGGAATTAAAATTATCGAGAGCTGTAAGAATATTCCACAGCTTAGAGCTGCTAAAAGGTATAATAAGTCTTTTTTAAATTACTTCTTAAACAAGCATCAGAACTCTTACTTAACTGATACCTGTAAAACTTTATACTTAGAATTGTATTTAACATACGAAAAAAAGTATGAAACTTTATGTGATTAAAGTTGCTAGTCCGAGATATTATTCATATATTTAGGTATATTAAAATTAAGGTTATGAAAATTATAGATGGAATGGTATGGTGTAACGAAATAGATAAATGGGTTACAGTAGAAGAATACAATAAAGAATATAATACTAATTTAAAATAAAGGTTATGAAACGATATGTTGTAAAAGTAGATACTTATGTATATGCTGAAAATGATTATATGGCTAAGAAAGAAGCTGCTAAAGTTAAACTAGCTATGGAAAATGTTAAAAGTACTGATTCGGTTAATATAGAAGAGATAGGTGAACAGCCTTTTGCTTCTATGAATTATAGAAAACTGGATAATACTCAGTATATACCTAAAGGTGAAAAAGATATACCTCTCCCCTTTTAGTAACTTTTTCCAAAAATAAACATGGAAATAGTTGCTAGTCTGAGATCTTCTTCTTATATTTAAGTATAATTAAAAAGATAAAATAAAGGTTATGAACAATAAATCAATTTTCGAAACTCTTGCAGCTAAAGAGTCTAAACTAGAAGCTAAATTAGAAAAATTAAGAAATAAGAATCACGAAGCTAGTGATAATAAGTCTAAAGCTTTAAATGAAGTTCTTAAATCGTACTTCTCTTCTATTGAAACTAGCTTAGAAGATATGAGATTTCAAGCTACTTATGGAACATCTATGGAGATTACTGCTAGAGGTGATGAGTATGAAAAAGAAGTATGGTCAGAAGAGAAAGACGACTATGTTACTAAGAAGTTTTTTAGAACTAAAGAAGTAGCTACTATTAAAGTTCAAGAGTATAGTAGATGGGATAATGATACTAAAGAAGCTCAATTTACTGATATGGGTATTAGTACCTACTCTACTTCTGATTACTTCTCAGATTTTAATAATGAGAGACTTAGATTATCCGGTGAGTATGCTATGATAATTCAAGATCATAAAGATGATATTCTTGCTGAGATGAATAAAGTATGGGAAGATCATAATGAGATTACCAGCAAGACTCAGGAGGCTGTTAATAAAGTTAATAATGAGATTAGAGATATTCAGGAACAAAGAAAAGCTTTTAGAAATGATATTATTATCGATGATCTTAAAGCTGGTATCAAGATATTAGATGATAAAACTGCTTATATTCAAGAAAGATTTGATTTTGGAGTAAGTAATATCGTTGAAGCTAAGATTACTAGAATGTCATATTCAGGTAAGTCTGCTGACTTAGAAGTTAAAACTAAAGGTAGAAGATGGGATAATGATACTGATGCTTATGTAGATACTATCTATGATAGAAAGTTAACTAAGGTAAGAGTTCAAAATATACTTGATTCTTTCGTTACTAACTACAATGGATTAACTTGGGAAAGAGTATAACAAATAGTTGCTTTTCTGGAATATTATTCATATATTAAGGTATAATTAAAAAATTAAAAATAAAGGTTATGGGATATTTAAACGTAAATTCAAATTATTCAGCTACAGATTGTGAACTAGCTAAATCGGAACGTAATGATTGTGTTGTAAGAAGTCTTGCTTCTGCTACAGGAATCAGTTATAGATCTGCTCATCAGTATTGTAAAGATGAGTTAGGTAGAAAATTTAAGAAAGGTACTAACTCTCAAACTATGTCTAATAAGTTTGCTAAGGCAGAAAGAAAAGGACTTAAGATTGATAATAAGGAGTTTAGTATTACAAAGCTTGGTAAAACTGATATCAAAAATAGATATAAGCTTAAAGGAGAAGAGATTTGGAGAAAGAAAACGTTAAAAAGCTTTATGGAATCTCATCCTAAAGGATCATTTATGGTGATGGTTGCCAAGCATGCTTTGACTGTTAAGGATGGAGAGTTATTGGATTGGGATAATAATAGATTCGAACCTACTAGAAAGGTTATGGATGCTTATAAGATTGAAAGAAAAGATAATCAAGCAGTTCAATTAGAATTATTCTAGTGATGGCGAGGAGGGCGAGGGGGCGTTTCTCTCTCGTCCGCCGAAGGCGCCACGCGCGAATTTAAATATAGTTATATGAAAAATAAAGGTAAAAGAGTTAATATTCTACAAGGTAGAACAAAGGAATGGGGTGAAGTAAAGCCTCGACAGTATAGATCTAATCAAGGAAGAAGTCCTAAGAAAGAAGCAGAGACTATGAAAGTAATAGCAGCATCACTAGCTATGACAGTATTATTTTCTATAGTATATGGAGTAATCCAGCTTATAGGCTAAAAGATATAAAATATTTTAAATAAGGTTATGAATTATAAACAAAGATTGAATAAGTACAAGAAAGAATTGAGGGGGTGGGGGGTTGATCTCTCTCCAACGAAGTTGTCACGCGCGGATTTCACTAACGTTCATCCGTCCATCCCTATTCAACCTAAGAATTTATGCCACTATAGCGGGTTACGTAGTACTGCCGATTATATGGAATAATGTCTGAGAGGTAGTGTACGGCTGAGGCTACACATAGATACTAAATTGAATAGATAATACCGTAGAGAAGAGCTTACATATATAGATCCATAGGAGACTAACCCTTAATACTATTGAAGCCTATTAATAATATCGAGTGTTTATATATTCATATAAAGCTATATTGATATACTTATATAATTATATAGGTTGTGTAGAATGATGATAGGATGGTGTGTGGAGGATGTATAAGGAACATCAGTCGTGTGTGTCCCCCTTCCAAAAAACTCTCTATATAAACAAAAATAACCAGTGAAATAGTTGCTTATTCGAGATATTCTTCTTATATTAAGGTAAATTAAAACGGTTATAGATATGAATACAATAGACTTAGTTAACGATTTAAACGTACAAATGACAGAGTTTATACCTTCAAAGGTTATAAATAAGATGTCCTTCCTACACCAATTGCAATGTATAGAGTGGCATTATAAGGCCGGAGTGTTAAAAGAAGAGCATAGATTGACTAATGTATCTCAGTATAACAATATAATATCTACATATGAAGCTTAATAAGAAAGATATATTATATATAATGGCCTCTATTGTAGTCATAGGCCTTGTGGGTTTTATAGTAGTACATATAGTAGAGGTGCTGGTATATACTCTATGGTTATTACTCACCTACCCCCTATATAGTATTGTAGTTTCTACCCTCCTACTTGCTCTATCCTTCCTCATACCGAGTAAGTTAAAGATATAGTTGTTAAAGTAGAAATTAGTTTGTCTTGAATCTCCTTCCGGAAACTCTTTAAGCCGGCCGGCCGATTGCCTGTATGGTGCTATAACGGTGATATAACACTGACAGTATAGTTCCCTAACGGGTTGGTAGCCTGCGTGATTTTGCCATACTAGTTTGCATAAATCTGCTAGATTTCATGATATAGGTTATATATAAATATATATAGATATATTATAGTATGTTAGTATATATGTATATTGAAAGGAAAAAATATATTATTATACCAACAACCCATGCATATTCTATCTTTTTATCTTTATAATAGAAATGACCTTCATCCATGAAGCGTTTAATAGATCTTAATATGTCAATGAACGTTTTTATATGTAAATGGCCTTATAGGCTCTCTTTTTATGTCTTTAACTCTTCTTTTATGGTACTCCACACTATATCATATGCCTCATTAGTACTAATACTGGGTACTCTAGTGCGCAATTCACTTACCCTTTGTAATACTTTCTCTCTCTGTCCTAGCTTCTCTGCTTCATATAATATATCTTCAGCTCTCATATTATAATTAATATATGAACTTTTTACTTAAAAACCTAATAATACCGGGGAAATTTTTAGCAAATTTTTTCGTATATAGGTGTTTCTGTCATATACTATAATATACGAACTATTTATGATATATGCAAAAGATGGATCCAAATACTTTATTCTCAATCTTCGAACAAGGGGATGAGCAAGTTTATAAGGAAAACGGGGTAGAAGGTACTTTGAATAATCCTTATGTACTAATGGGAATGGTATTAAAAGGATTAGAAAACTACGATATAATGGATATGATGTATACTAAAAGATATCCAGAACAGTATAAACAAGTTAAAAGTACTATCAAATACAAATACTATAGTAATTTATTTAAGTATCTCACTAGAATAAAACTCGATAAACTAGGAGATATGTATAAGATCGGTGAATCTTTTGCTAGTGACCGTGTATTTATCTCTTTAGAATCATTAAAATATTACTTTGAAAGCATAGAATACTATGAAAAATGTGCTACTATAAAGGAATATCAAGAACTTTTATTGGAAAACCTACCGTATAAGTTGGATATTTGATAGAATATTCATATATTAAGGTATAAATAAAGGTTATATATATGATACAAAGAATATCTAAAGAAAAAGCTGAAGGTTTAATCAAAGCCACTGAGGACTTCACAGACTCTCCTGTTAAATACTTCACTATTACTCCCAGTACATCAGAGAGATATACCGCAGAAGATGGTTGGGAAGACGTTACTTACTATACAGCACGTTCAAATAGACTCACTTATACACCAGATACGTCTAAACAATATGTATATGTACTTACCAACCCCACTATACCTGGAATGGTTAAGATAGGTTATACTAAGAATGCTCCATCTAAGAGAGTAAAGCAGATAAATGCCTCTACCGGAGTCGCACAAGACTTCGAGGTAGCTTGGGCTTTTGGCTGTTACAATGGTATCGAATTAGAACAAGAAGTTCATAGGTACTGTGAGTCCTTTAGAGTTAATAATAAAAGAGAGTTCTTTAGGATGACTGTAGATGAAGCGAAAGCTGTAATCGAAAGATTAGGAGAACGTTATACTGGTAAAGATGATAAGTAAAAAATTTTCGTGGCAACTTCGCGCGTTTCGCGCGGCGGCCGTAGGCTTTTTAATAATTCTTACATACGCCTGCTCTCAACCCGATAAACCTTCTGTTTGCTCTAATGGAGATTGTGAAGCATCGTTTAAAGTTCCATATCCGAAAGATGCAAATGGGTATTATCACGTAGAATTAGACTTCACGCAGCAGTATTACCCGAGGTTTTATGCAGAAGTAGAGGCCGATCCGACAGATCCGTATTGGTGGTATAATGAGACACCGGTGGTTGAAGCTTATTTTAGTAGTGAAACCGTTTTAGAGCTAGAATATGAAGATGTCTATATAGTTCAACCGGGTAGAATCTACTTACACGGTAAAGATTCACCTAAATTATATGGAAAACGCTTAATTGGCCCTATAACTCCTCAGATGGTAGGGGATACTATCAATGTTAATGTAGAAATACTATGGGATGCCGGTGAAAACTACATAGTTAAGGACTATTTACTAAACTTTATAGTAAAATAGTTGCTTGTCCGGTAAATTTTTATTATCTTATAGATATTATTATATAATATAATATATTTTAATAAGATATAATATAAATTAAAAAATAATAATAATTAATATATAAGTATATAGATATATATGAGAAATAAAGATTTAATATTAGCGAAGCTAGAAAAAATAGACTCTTCCCTAAGAGGCCTAAACTTCCATATAGGAAGAAACGAGAGAGATAACTCATACAAGGAATTAGATAAGATAAAAGAGATAAACTCTGAAATCGTATCACTACTTAACACTGAAACTCAAGACTAATATGCTAAATGCTGAAAAAATACAAGAAAACTATAATAAACACCTAAATATTATAGAGCATTACATTACCGACCGTAAAGACTCAGTGATGTCTATGTTAAAACACATGGAGGAAACGTATGTTATGGCACCTGCTAGTGGAAAGACATGGTATCACAATGCTTTTGCAGGAGGATATGTAGATCACGTTAATAGAGTCGTTAAATATGCCGTGAAACAGCATAAACTTTACGAAGAAATGGGTGGAACTATAGACTACACACAAGAGGAACTTGTATTCTCAGCTCTTTTCCATGATTTAGGTAAGATTGGTGACGGAGAATCTCCAAACTATATACCTCAAACGGATAAATGGAGACAAGATAAGCTTTCAGAGATGTACACCTACAATCCTGATCTAGATTTTATGTTAATTCCAGATAGATCCTTGTTTATACTTCAGAAATTTGGAGTTAAAGTATCAAAAAACGAGTTTTTAGCTATAAGATGCCACGATGGAGTGTTTGATAAAGCTAATGAAGCGTATTTCTTCAGTAACGTTGAAAGTTCTAGACAGAAAACCTCTATTATTTCTATTTTACATGTAGCCGACTTCTTAGCTTCTAAAGCAGAGTACGATATGTGGAAAAGAAACGGAGGATCTACTAAGCCTAAACGTCCAAAAACTACTTCTTCTACAGGACGAAGCGTAAAATCATCGCAAGGACTATCTAATATGTTAAAAAACCTATAAATGGACATTAATCCCACATACTTCTACATAATTTCCGGAATATTAGTTGCCATTATACTTTTTTTAGCCTATATTGTAAGAAACCTTATGATAAAAGTAGAAAAATATGAAGATGTAACTATAGATCAAACTAAATATCTTCAAAATATTTCAAATATAATAAAAGAATCTAACAAAAAACTCAATAAGCTTGATGAACGAGGGGTCTTTCAATCAGATGACGAGGTCGGTTTTTTCTTTAAAGAGATTAAAACTATACAAAAAGACTTAAATCGATATATGCTCCCCGAAAATTATGGCAAGAAAGAAGAGTAAAGCTAACTACTTTACAAAAGAAACAGAAGAATACATAGTAAAATATAACCTTTCAGACGACAAGGACTACAGAAACCACATCTTTACTGAACATATTTACTACCCTTTCTATAAGCTAGCAGAGAATATTATACATACTTTTAAGTTCTACTATACCGATGTTGACAAGATTGAAGATTTAAAACATGAAATAGTGTCAATGTTATATGAGGAAAAAATGGATAAATTTGATCCTACTAATGGAGCTAAAGCATATTCTTACTACGGTACTATAGTTAAAAGGTGGTTGATTAACTATAATAATAAAAATTATAAAAAACTTAAACAAATAGGTTCAATGGACGAAGCTCCTCAGAGCTTTAAAAATAACTTCTCTCTAGATAATGAGGTAGGTATTACATTAAGCCAGTTTCTAGATCTATTCATAGAAGATATGTATCTCAAGTTAGACGATATCTTTATAAAAGAAAGCGAAAAAAAGATAGCTGACGCTGTTTTAACAGTATTTAAAACCAGACACGATTTAGAAATATTTAAAAAGAAAGCTCTTTATATCTACATTAGAGAAATGACTGACTGTGAAACTCCTCATTTAACTAAAGTAGTAAACGTATTAAAGCAAGAGTTCTATAAAGACTATAATACTTTATACGAAAAAGGATTTATTAAGAATAACTTACCTTAAATCTATTTATAAATAAAATAGATATGAGTTTAGACAAAGAAATATTCAAAGGTAAAACTCTATCTGATCTATTTGGCGAGATATATGACAATTCAAAAGAAACGAAAGGTCAAGTAAAAGCATTGATTGGAGAGTTAAAACCTCTTATAGAGAATATAGGAGATGCCACTCTTATTGTACCTATGATTAAGGAGTATATGGAGATAGGAGTAAAGAATGATGAACATTTGATTAAATTAGCGACGGTAATACAACGTATAGAAACAGCGGCCGCTAAAGGTGAATCAGGTGAATTCGACTTTTCTGATCTTCAAGACTTACTAGATGAGCAAGAAGCAATAGAAAATCAAATAGAAGAGATAGAAAAACCAGAAGAAGAACAAGAGTAATGCCTGCAAACTACAATTTAAATACTCAACCTTTAGCTAGGGGCAGTAGTGATACTACCAATACCGACTTAAGGTCTTTTATACCTGCTAGAGTTAAAAAAGTAATACTGGATAATACAGATCCAGAGTACGTTAAGTACGGTAGTTCAGAAGCAGTCGGTGTAATAAAATATTCTAAGCTTTCTGACAATACTGATGATTCAGATAAAGGTATAGAGGCTCTTAAAGAAGCTTACCCTTTAACCTCTACATTTAGAACTCTTCCCCTAGTTAACGAAATAGTACTACTATTAAAAGCGCCAGCACCGTCAATACGTAGCTCAGCTAATAACTCTAGAACCTACTACACTACTATAGTATCTATGTGGAATCATCCAAACCATAGCGGTTACCCTGTAGGAGATACCTTGGAATTAGGAGAAGATATAGAAGAAGGAGTTGATATTAATCCACTTCAACCTTTCCCCGGTGACATTATATTAGACGGTAGACAAGGACAGTCCATTAGAATGGGTGGATATAAAGCACAGAGCAATACATTTACAGATGATTCTAATCAAGGAAAGCCCCTTACACTTATAAGTAACGGTCAGAAGTTAATAGATAATAGCTTTACACCTATAGTCGAAGATGTAAACGAGGATGCATCTTCAATATACTTACTTTCAGATCACTCTTCTAAACTAGTTCAGGCTAACTTTAAAAGAGTTACTTACGATAAAAAACCAGCAACAGCCCAAGACTATAAAGGCAGTCAGGTTATAATTAATGGAGGAAGATTATTTTTTAATGCTAAAAACGAAAGTGCTCTTATATCAGCTGCTGAATCAGTAGGGTTGAACGCTAACACTTTAAATTTTGACGCTCACAAGTACATATGTTTAGACGGAGAAGCCATATTTCTAGGAGTTGGCGCTAGAGTAGCAGGTTCTAAAGTTAAACAACCTGTAGTATTAGGGCATAGAATGGAAACTTACCTCTCTGATGTATTAGATGTATTAATAGAAATAACAACCGGTATGTCTAAAGCTAAAACTATTAAAGGAGATCCCCTACCAGGACTTATCGACGTAGGTTCTTCAGCTCTCAAGCAAATAAAAGATAACCTTAAATCTCAGTTAAACCCTGGAGGTATATCTAATTTAAAATCTAAAAAAGTATTTACTGAATAATGCCCTGTAGTATACCAGCATCTCAATTATCCGCATGGATTGCCCAGCAAGTAGGAAAAGCAAGAGCTTTTGTTATAGGTAAAGTAATGGAGCAAGTAAATAAAATTACAGAACAGTTAAGCGGAGACGTCTGCCCACCGGTAGAAGAGTTAGAAAAGATATTAGCCATAAGAGATAATCTTGTACAAGTTATAGAGAATTTTGAAAACAAGATAGAACCTATAAAGCAAACTGCTGAAAGTTTAGATCCTCCTATCAAATCTGCAAAGGTTACGGTTACCGTATTAGAGCAACTAGCTATATTAACTACTGTAGGTGTTCCACCACCAACTGGAGGAGTTATATTTTCATTACCGGTCAAAGTAACTAATAAGTTTGCTCAACTGCTTTCATTATCCTGTCAATTTGTAGATATGCTAGAGAAAGATCAATCGGCAATTAAAGAATTGACTCAAAATGCTACCGTTTTTATTCAACCAGTAAAACAAAAGCTAAATTCTATTGATGTTAGTTTAGAAGGTTGCGTTAATAAATTACCTCCAGAACAAAGAAATAAATTCTTAAAATTGATAGGTGAACAACCACCTGTAATAGAAGAAGGAGACACGGTATACAGATCAAAAAGCGGTAATAATTACGTTATAGTAATATTAGAAGATAAACAACCTAACCTACCTGCACCAAAAAGATATGCTGCAGTTAAAGATATAACAGGAGTTATAGTACTGAAAGGGGAATCCTCTTTTAGCTCCTCAACAAAAGTACTAATAGATGAAATAAAATTTAGAATTGAAAATCAACTTCCATAACCTAACTATTTATATATATGAAACTCGATCAATTACGTAAAATCATACGAGAAGAAGTAAGAGCAGCAGTTAAGGAGGAGTTACAAGACATCCTTACAGAAGCTGTTAAGACAGCTAGTGCTCCTAGCATTAGTGAATCAAAACCTATAGAGAAAAAGAAACCTATAGTTAAGCAAACAACACCTGATATTAAAACAGGTAAATCATCTTTAGATGAAATGTTAAAGATGACAAAAGAAAACATGACTAACGAGGAATACAGAAATGTAGTTAACGCATCGTCCGACATGGTATCAAGACCTAATTTTGCTAGCTCTATGGCTAACCAAATGGGGATGACAGGACCAGCACCAGGTATTGATATATCTCAATTAAGCTTTGTTAAAAAAGCAGGTGCAGTTCTAAAAAAATCTAATGAATTAGATAAAAAGAAAGTAGGAGCATTATAATATGGCATTCGAAGTTAAAAAAATTAATCCTTTAGATCTACAGCCTAGAAAGGCTATAGGAGTTAACTTACCTTTTACAGGTAAAGCAGTTTTTAACTCTACTTATGAAACTAAAGAAGCTTTAAAAGCTAATATGATTAATTACTTTTTAACAGGTAAAGGAGAGAAGTATTTCGACCCAGCTTTTGGTTCTGAGTTACGATTTGTAGTTTTTGAACAAATTAATTCTGATACACAAGATAGATTAGAGAGCATAATAAAAGAAGGATTATATTTATATTTTCCTCAAGTTATTTTAACAGATTTAAAAATCGGATCTGATACAGATAATAACACAGTAACGTTAGCACTTAAATATGCAGTATCAGAAACTAATATAGAAGACGAACTAATTATTAACTTTCAACAGTAATGGCAGAAGAAAGAGAGATAAAATATATCAACAGGGATTTCGGTGATTTTAAAACTCAATTAACAGAGTTTGCAAAAAACTACTTTCCTGATACATACAACGACTTCTCACCAACATCCCCAGGGGTAATGTTTATTGAGATGGCCGCTTATGTAGGTGATATATTATCATTTTACCAAGACACACAGCTACAAGAAACGTTCTTGCAGTACGCTAAAAACCCAGGCAACCTATATAACATGGCTTATATGCTAGGATATAGACCTAAAACTACAACAGTATCAGAAGTAGACATAGAGGTTACTCAAAGAGTAGCAGCATCCGGTTCTAACTACGAACCAAACTTTGAACAGGCACTTACTATTAATGCTAATGCTCAATTATCTTCCGGTAATGTTAATTTTATCGTAGATAAAAAAATAGATTTTGCATACTCTAGCTCTTATGATCCTACAGAGATAACTATTAATTCTCTATCAAACGGTAATCCTGCTGAGTTCCTTTTAAAGAAAACAGTAAAAGCTTTTTCAGGAGAGATAAAAACATCTACTCAAACATATACAACAGCAGAAAAATTTAATACAATTACTATTGAAGATGAAAATATCATAGGAGTATTAGATATAACTGATAGTAGTAACAACACTTGGTACGAAGTACCGTTTTTAGGACAAGATACTATAGTAGTAGAAACTTCTAACTCAGAATCAGATGCTAATGTAGTACCCTATTTAGCCTCTCTACAGAGAGTACCTAGAAGGTTCGTTACTAGGTTTAACTCTCAAGGTCAACTTTCTATACAATTTGGAGCCGGTATATCAGGTAATGACGATTCAACTTTCTTACCCGACCCTTTAAACGTAGGAGCCGGTACAAATCAAGGTATTACTAGAACAGACTATGCATATGATCCTTCTAACTTTTTATATTCAAGATCATATGGTTTAGCACCGTCTAGTACAACTTTAACTATTAGGTACTTAGTAGGAGGAGGAATCGAAGCAAATGTACCTGCTAATACTATACAAACTCAAACATCAATTACCTCTACTGCTTCAGACACTACCTATCAAGGTACATTATCGTTTAATAATCCTAGAGCAGCTACAGGAGGTAGAGACGGAGACACTGTAGAAGAGATAAGAGAAAATACTTTTAGAGCATTTAACGAGCAAGGAAGATCAGTAACACTCCAGGATTATGCTGTTAGAGCGTTAAGTTTACCTTCAACTTTCGGTACTATAGCTAAGGCACATGTAACTCAAGATCAATTAGTTTCTAATAATAATAAATCTGATTCTATATTAGACTCTAATCCATTAGCTCTATCAATGTATGTTTTAGCATATGATGTAAATAAAAATCTTACTTTAGCAACCTCTAACTTAAAGGAAAATTTAAGAAAATACTTATCACAGTATATGATCTTAACAGATGCAGTAACTATAAAAGATGCATTTGTAGTTAATATAGGTATTAAGTTTGATATTTTAACTAGACCAAACTATAACGGTAGAGATGTACTATTGAACTGTACCAATAAATTAAAAGAAGTCTTTAATATATCTAATTGGGCTATAAACGAGCCTATAAATCTTGCTCAAATATCTACAACGTTAGATAGAGTAAAAGGAGTACAGACTGTACAAAATTTAGAGATTACTAATAAGGTAGGAGGTAATTATTCTCATTACGCATACGACATAAAAGGAGCTACGAAAGGAAATATAGTATACCCTTCTTATGACCCTATGGTATTTGAAGTTAAGTTTTTAGATCAAGATATTCAAGGACGAGTAACAACATTATAAGATGGCAATATATAGAATTTTTCCCGAAAAAGATACTTTCATCTACACTGAAAAAGAGGTAGCCAATTTAGGTAGAGATGAAATATTAGAAGTTGCTGGATATTTTACATCAACTGCAGGACAAACTTCTCGTGCATTGATACAATTCAGTAGTGACGAAATACAAGATACATTAAATAATAAAGCAGGAACCGGTACTGATTTCTCAGCTAGCTTAAAAATGTTTCTTGCTTATGCTAATGAGCTTCCAAAACATTATACTATTTACGGATATCCAATCTCACAAAGTTGGGATGAAGGAATAGGTAAGTTTGGAGATCTACCAATTAATAAATCAGGATGTAGCTGGAACTATACTCAAGCAGGTGTTTCTCAAATATGGAACACAGGGTCATACGATACTTACGTTACCGCTTCTTTCTTAGATGCAGCAAAAGGAGGTACAGCATGGTATACTGCTTCAGTTGACTATAACCTAGAAGCATCACAGTCTCACACTAAAACATCGAATCACGATTTAAATTTAGACGTTACAAACACTATCAAGCTACATTATAGTGAATCATTAGATAATAATGGTTTTGTAGTGAAGCTGGATGATACTATAGAAAATAATCTAACTTCTTCTATAAGGCTGAAATTTTATAGCTCAGATACTAATACAACATACCCTCCTTATTTAGAGTTAAAATGGGATGATTTTAGTTACTCTACCGGTTCATTAAATACAGTTACAGATCCAGAAGCAGTTATTACTATTAGAAACGCTAAGGATAGGTATACTGATGAAGGTAAAAATAGATTTAGAGTTCATGTTAGACCGAAATACCCTACAAGAACATTTACTACCTCTTCAGTTTATACGACAAACTATTTACTGCCAACCTCTTCTTACTGGGGTATACGAGATGAAAATACAGAAGAAATGATTGTAGATTACGATACAACATTTACTAAAATTAGTGCTGATAGTACATCTAATTACTTTGACGTATATATGGATGGATTACAGCCAGAAAGATATTATAGACTATTAATTAAAACTACAATTGACGGGAATACAAACGTTATAGATAATAACCAGGTATTCAAAGTAGTACGAAATGGATAAGAAAGTAGAAATTAAAAAAACCGTTTTTAATAAAGACGAGTTTTATAAAGTTATTAAAAGAAACTTTACTACGTTTACACAGCCAGAACCTGTGATAGACACAGATACAGTAGAGGAGCTTTTTAGACTTTATGAAGCACTATACTTTACTATGCCAGTAAATGGAGAAAGAAACTCTCATGAATATATAGTTAGAAGAAGTTTAGAAGTTTATAATCTAGAAAGAGAAACTGAGGATATTCAACCTCTTTTAGAAGAGATAAGTTCTTTAAGACAGCAACTCCTCACAGCTAATAGTACCATACTAAAGCTAGAAACTGAAGCAGCTGGTGGAGGAGAATTAGATTTCGAAAATGCAACCCTGATTTCTTCTTTAGAATCTCAATTGCAAGCTGCTAACGCAACAATAGCATCTTTACAAACACAGCAAATATCTCAAGATACCGTCAAAGAAGAATCAGCTAAAGCAGAAGCAGTATCTAAAAAAGCTGAAGCAGATGCCAAACTACGTCAACAGATCAATAGCGTTGTACAGTTTATATCTGTCGATAATAGCGAAATAATGACTGACATTATTCAACTTAGTACAAGAGCTAGAAATAAAAGAAAGAAGAAAAGATTAGATGATAAGAGAGATACTAATAAAATGATAGACTTATTAAAGAGAGCTAGATCTAAATTTAAAGATTTAGAACTTGAAACAATTGCAACAGGGTTTAATGAATCACCTTTAAAGCAGAGAGTTGAAGTTTTTGTAGGTAGTGATACAGGACTAGGTAAAAGATCGTTAGCAAAAGATAAAAATAAAGCTTTAAGGTTTAAATTAATTCCTTTAAAAAGCTATTAATATAAAGCATGGCAGAAGTTAAGAATATAATTATAGATAGAAATCCAAATTCCTTACCGGAGTTTGAAAAATTCTCTGATAAAGACAAGGAGCTTATAGATAGCTATGAGGTAAATTCTTTGTTTGATACTGAGAATGATAATGTAGAGTTACATTTCTACTCTCCCGGTAACGCACTTCTATTCTCTGACTATGAATATAACTCAGAAAAAGTCTTAGACTCTCCTGAACCAGGTGACTCTAGTACATCCAATCTATATATCAACCCGATACAAGATGCTGATTTATATGGCTTCGGAAATACTGACGTTAAGCTTCTATACCACTTCCTAAGAGATTTATTCTCAGATACTAGTGAAGGAGTTCAGTTTTTTATAGAGGAGATATCATCTGATAGAACAGAAATACTTGCTATTTCTACTGCTTTAGAAGATGAAGAATTAGTTAATAAAGCAGATTTAATAAAATCTAATTTAGAAGATGAAAACTTCTTTTCTGAATTTAGATTAAATTTTCTTAAAAACGATTTATATATAGGATTAAATGTAGATGTAATAGAGTATGAAGGTAATTTAGCCTTAGCTATAAAATTATATGAACCTCTTCCTCAAATTCATACAGTTAAAGATACCTTCTTTGTTGTAGATAAAGTATCAGATTCTATATTTTACGAAATAGATTCAGAAACAGAAGAAGAGCCAGTAGTATACCCTAAATTAAGAGAAGCTAACTTTAATATAGAATCAGATCCTAACTACTCTATCCCGTCGAAATATCTAAATTACGATGAGCTATTTAGTTACCCTATTTCTAGCAGCTATTATGAAGCATATTCCTTATTTAACGATAAAGGAGCACAGTTAAGTATAGATTATTCTTCTTATGATTCATTTATACAATTCTCTTCTGCTGAAGAAAGATTAAGAAACTTTAAATATAAGCTAGATCTAATAAACAGTTATGAAAATAGCTTATCTTTAATTAACGATAGCTCATATAACCTAACAGGTATATCAGGAAGTAGAGATTATTATGAATCATTAATAAGAGGAGTAGTAAATAACTTTGATCATTACGAGAAACAACTATTTTATGAAAGCGGAAGCTTCTCTTGGCCTAAAAGTACGACGTCTAAACCTCATACTAATTATGTTAGCTCTAATAATATAGCTCAATCATGGTATAACAATCAATTAGCAAGTGCCTCCGCATTTGATTCTACTAACTATAGTGCTTTATCTAATGCTATTCCTTCTTTTATTAGAGAGGATTCTAATAATGATTCTGCTCTTCTGTTCGCACATATGCTAGGACAGCATTTTGATAATATATACATTTACACTAAAGCTGTAACTGATAAATACGATAATGATAATAGACTTAACGTAGGAATATCTAAAGACTTAGTAGAAGAAGTACTTAAAAACTTTGGAGTAAGGTTATATAATTCTGAAAACTCTTTAAGTGAAATATTTAAATTATTTACCGGAGAAGGATACCAAAGTGGAAGTCAAGGAGAAATAATCAATAACTATGTAACTGTAACAGATGCTGTACAAGGTTCACAACCTGTGGCTATAACTAATTATACAGGAGAAATATATAAACGTATTTATCATAATTTACCTCTACTACTTAAATCTAAAGGTACAGAAAGAGGAATGAGAGCATTGATTAACTGTTTTGGTATACCGGCTGATATATTAGATATAAAACTTTACGGAGGAGGAGATATAGAAGGAGAAAAGTTTGTTGGATATGAAAAAAATGTTACTAGCTCATTAGATAAAATAAGAATAGAAAACTCAGGTAGCATAATTAGCGGTAGTACTCTATCACAATTTGCTTCAATTAAGAAACCTGAAACAACATATACAGAAGATATACATAGGATAGAGATAGGTTTTTCACCTTCCGATGCTATAAACGAATATATTACTAGCACCTTATCTTCTGATTTTAATATAGGAGACTATTTAGGAGATCCTAGAGAGTTTAACTCTACTAAGTATGAATCTTTACAGAGAAAGGCAAATGAAATTTTAGGTAGTATAAATAAGTACCAATTAAATGATTTTATTAGATTAATAAAGTTTTTTGATAATGTCTTATTTAAAATGATAAAAGACTTTACACCTGCTAGATCATCTATCGATACAGGTATAATAATTAAACCTAATTTTTTAAACAGATCAAAAGCTAAGACCCCTACAGTTACAGGTACTAGACCAGATCAAGGTTATGAAGCTGAAATAAAAATAAGCTCAGCGACTGGATCTGAAGGAGGTATCTTTAGTGATAGATCTAAAACATATTCAACAGCATATTCAGAATCTATAGCTACCAAGTCTGGATCATTATTTAGAATAGTTAGCAACGATAGACCTAAATATGACGGAGAGCTAAGCGGAAGTAACTTAACTGTTAGTTCAGGAGAATTAAATATAGCTAATATATTTAAGAAAGTTAATCAACCACCATTACAGTTCGATATAACATTTGTATCAGAATCTAATGTTAGCTTTACAGCTTTTCAAATGTCTAATACAGCAACATCTACAGACGAATTAGCTTGCGGTATTACACCTGTTTATCAAACATTTTACCACGATGGAGCAGGTTCTATACCCGCTGTTGGTGATATAATATATACTGATGTAAACGGTATTAACACTTTAGACGGTAATGCTCAATGGAGAGTGGTAAACGGATCTAATATAGTAATACAAATCTCAGGTTCAGGAATACATCAAGGAACAGTTGGAACAGGATCTAATTGTGGAGCTTTTGATACAACTGCTCCTACAGGATATTCCTTAGACGTTATTGGATATAATAGAACCTATACCAACGCTAGTACTGTAGGTAGCACACTTGCTTACATATATGACGGTGAACTAAATGCTACTTATTATGTAACAGCTTCAGACGGTAGTATAGAAGTAGAAGAAACAGGTACTATTACTAATGCTGCTACTCAATCTATTAACATTAATATGAGTAGCCTTAGTGAAGGTGCTATAGAGGTTAGCGCATCCTTAGAAGATACAGCAGGTAACCCAGGTACGAATGTATTTGACACAATCATCAAAGACGCTACTGCACCTGCAGGACATAGCGTAGTTATATCCACTTCAGGTACAAATGCTACACTTGCATTAACTAACATACCTACAACCTCTAATACAACGGGTGGTGTAATTAACTATACAATTAATTCAAGTGGGGGAGGTACACAGGTACAAGGTCAGGCACTAATTGGTAGCAATGCTTCTCAAAGTATACTAGGAGTAGATATTAGCGGACTTAACTCAGGTACACTAACAGCTTCTGTTACTTTAAGAGACTTAGCGAACAATACTGGCGCAGCTGCTACAGATACAGTTTCCTATACTAGTGCGTACTTATTTATTTCACCGACCTCGTATTCAAATAGTGATGGTACTTTTGATACCTTTACATTAACTATAACTTCAAACGTAAATTGGTCTGTATCTTGTACTGAAAACTGGGTAGGTATCGGAACAGCATCTGGATCTAATAACGACAGCAGTTTAATTACTCTAGATGGAAATGTACATATACAAGCTAGAACAGCAATTGTATCAGTTACAGGTGGAGGAATAACAAGAACAATGTTAATTCAACAAGCAGGATTTGATGGAGGACAACAATAATTATAAGATATGCCTAATTTAGAACAATTTAAAAACATAGCGCCTCAAACAGGAGAAATTAGAGTCTTTCAAAGAACTGTAAATGGAGTAAAGAAGATTAAAGCTATAGTTGTTAGTAGAACATCTAGTAATGGTCAAGATATAAGTTTGTCTTTAAATGAATTAAAGGAAATAAAAATACCTGTTGATACCGGTGATGTTCGTAATCTAATAGTAGAGGCAGGCTCTAAAAAGAGCACATACTACTACTTTAATACGATTGATATAAATGCTAACACAGTATCGGATAGTACTAACAGTGCTGTAATAATTAACCCTTATTTACCTGAGCAATTTAGAAATAACGAATATAATGCGTTAATAAGTAATGCTTCTATCAACAGAACATCTAAATTTAAATTCCAAGTAGATAGACTAGAAGGGAATACTATTGTTGCAGATAGTGGTATTGCACCAGTAAGACCTACAAATTATAATGCTATTATTTCAGGTTCAGCAGACCTAGCAGATGTAGTCGATTCAAATTACACACATACAGGACATACGAATGCTAGATACGGAGGTACCGAAACTACATCAGAAGACTTTAGTGGAATAGATCCAGCCATAGCAGGAAAACCTTTTAAAGCAGCTTCTTACCTAACAGGTTCAGATGATAATTTTATTTGCTCTCAATCTTTATCAGATAGAGATCTAAATACATTCCTATTTACCGGAATATCAGATACCCCTGTATCGGGAAGTAGAATATTTCAAATAGAAGAAAATAGAGTAATACCTTTAACCAATAGAAAAATTTGGGTAAAAGATAATAGAAATGTACTAACAGTTGATAATACAGGGTTTATATCAGGTAGTATAACTGAATGTAGTATATAAAAGATTAAATTCATATATTTATATAATATAACATAAGAACAAATGGGATACTTAAATAACTCCGTCGTAACAGTCGACGCAATTTTAACAAAGAAAGGAAGAGAGCTTCTAGCAAGAGGAGATGGCTCTTTTAAAATTACACAATTTGCTTTAGCTGATGATGAAATAGATTATACACTTTATAATCCAACTCATCCTTCAGGTTCTGCTTACTATGGCGAAGCTATTGAAAACATGCCACTACTGGAAGCTTTCCCTGATGAGACTCAGGTAATGAAATATAAGCTTGCTACTCTGCCAAGAGGTACAGCAAAACTTCCTATATTAGAGGCAGGATATGCTTCTATAACATTAAAACAAGGAGCATCTCTTGCGATTACTCCTCAAACTTTAAACTATCTAGGTGCTTCACAAACATTTGAATCAGGTGGGTATACAGCAACTATAGCAGACGCAAGACTTATGTCATCGTTTTCTGGTGTTGGTATTCAAACAGCAGAAGCAGAAAGATTAAATACACAAACTACTTTAGGTACTAATGTATCTAAGACAGTAATCGGAACAACTATTAACCTCAGTGCTACTACAGTTAACACATTATTCGGTTCTTCTAGATCTCAACTACAAACCACTATTACATTAATAGGTAGAGATTCAGGAGCTAGAATTACTATTCCTGTAACAGTAACTAAAGTAAACAATTAATAAGATATGTCATTCAAAAGATTCGATAACGAAGACGTAGTAGTAAGTGCTGATTCAATATCATCAACGGTATGGTCAACTGACACTTATGAATTAACTTCATTTCATACATCATCAACGCAAGTTGCAGGTACATCAGGAGACTACTATTTAGATTTATATCATCAAGATCCATCCGCTAATGCAACTTCTGCTTCTGCAGCTATACAGTTTTCTGTAGCATACGGTAACTCAACAGGTGTAGGTTCAACAGATTATAATAGTAACGTTGCAGGTAAATCACCTTCTTCTACTATCTACGGTCAATATAGATCGCTAGTACTAGGAGACGAAGATAGTGATTTTAGCTTTGGAGGTTCACCTTCTACTAAAGGTATTTTTGTAATATCAGTAGATAGAGCTAGATATAAAGAAAAAATTCTACCAGGAACTTTAAACTTAACCTTAAACGACGGTACAAACGATATACATTTAACTGATAATTCTAATGATGTTAGTTCTATAACATTTAACGATGCTGGTAGAGTTTATGAAATCATAAGCGGTTCAAACGGTTCTTCTTTTGATGGAGGTACAGGATACAGTACATCATTCGGTTCATACGGAAAGTTTTTACCTGACGTAGGTATATTAGTTTTAAACCCTACTGCATTTGCAGAAACATTAACACAGTTTTCTTTCAATACAGGATCGTCTTTTGAAAACGGTAGAAACAATATAAACTTTTCTGATCTTATAATAAGTGGGAGTTCTTTTAAACTAAATTCTGAAGAAACTATTTCTTCTAATTACGTATTCGTTAGAGTTAGAAACAGTGAATTTAATTACTCTTCTAACCCTTCTAATATTACAGGCTCAGGAGAATTGAGACATGATGTAATGGTTAATAACCCGCAGAGCTATATCACATCAGTTGGACTATATAACGAAAATAATGATCTATTAGCAGTAGCTAAATTATCTTCACCATTATTAAAAGATTTTACTAAAGAAGCTCTAGTTAGAATCAAACTTGACTATTAATGAATGAGCGCTTACAAAAAATTCAACAAACAAGATGCATTTATAACCACCTATACTGCTCATAAAAGCTTTATAGTAAGTGGAAGTCAGCATGATGACTATGGTGTTGAAACATATGTAGGTATATCTGGGTCTGGAGATTTTCTTCCTAGCGGCAGTGATGTTCGACTTTTAGGAACGAATTACGAACACTACTCTAGATTAGTTTATAATAGTATTCACCATCTATATTACTCAGGATTTCATAACGGTCTACCAGCTACTAGCTCTCAAGAGCTGACTGGATCTGTTTTTGAAAATTATCTTCAAAGTTCTTATACCGAAAATCAAAGAAGAGCACAGTCAGAATTTACCGTTATCTCTATTCCTCAAAATTTATTTGGATTACACATTAAACCCGGTAGTGTACGTATATCACCAGACATAGAAGGATCTGGATCTAATTATATATTTACTGCATCTGATGCATCTGGTAACTTTGTTTCTGAAAGCTTTTTTGAAGAAGTAGAAACTCTATACGGCTCTACCGATATACTTGATGACGGAGATTATATAGATAATGAAGGAGATTATGTTAATGAACTTGAAGAAGAGTTTATAGTTGGCGGACCAGATCAATATGACACAGACCTTATAGATGATGGAAACGGAAATTTAATCCTTTCTTCTTCTCTCCCTCAAAGAGTAGTTGGAAATATTATTTACTCTCACGGACTAGTTATTATATCTAACCCTGCAGTAGGAGATTATTACAGAAATTACTTTAGTGGTAGTCTGTCTTGGAAATCTTCTCAACCTATTTATACATATAACTACCATTGTAGAGTTAAAGAAAGTGAATATAATTTTACACAAAATCCATCTGCATTAAAAGATACAAGTGGATCTTTAGCAGATATAATAACCGGTAGTATGTTTAAGCCTTATATGACAACTGTAGGGCTATATAACGATACTAATGAGTTAATAGCAGTAGCGAAGCTTGGTCAACCGGTACCTAAATCGCCTGATAACGATACAACTATTGTAGTAAAACTAGATATATAACCATGGCAATAACACTCAGAGTAAATAAAGGAGCAGCACTAAGTTACAATGAAATGGACGTAAACTTAAGTTCATTTTTTTATTCTGCATCTTTATCTAATACCAACAGTACACTTACATTACATTATACAGGGAGCTCTATTCAAGGACCTTCATCTGTATCAATACCCTTAGATGCTTCAGGATCTACTTCTGGCGTTGCAGGTGCTAATAAACAAGTCCAATTTAATAACTCAGGAAACTTTGGAGCTTCATCAAATTTTATTTTTGATAGCTCTTTCAATGCCCTAGGTATTGGTACTGCAACTGTAAATGCAGGAGAAAGAATTAATGTTTATGACGGTAGTGTAATATTAAACGAATCAGAATTAAGACTTATTAGTGCAAGTATTTCCTCCTCTATCTTTATAGATGAAGGAAGTGACGATCTGATTATTAGACACAATATAGATAACGATAACTCAGATATAGTTTTCAAAACTAGCAATACAGATGAAGTATTAAGATTAAAAGGTAATGGAGATATTGGATTTAATACTACAGATACCTCAGCAGGTAATTATAACTTTAGCGGTAGTATAGCAGTAGGAAATATCTTATCTGATTCTTACAGATCATTAATCGGTAGTTTTAACTCTTCTGATACTAGAATAGAGAATAATGTAACAACTCAAAACTTACCTGGTAATTCTAGAGGTTTATTTATAGAAGGACCAAATGGCGGACACGTTGTTGTTGGAATTCAAACAGAAACAGGAAGTATAGGGAATGCACAAGATACCTTTAGTATACTAAGTGGATATGCAACTGGAAGTCATGATGCTGCTTACCATATAAATGTAGCTTCTTTCAGAGCAGATGGTTCAGTAGCTATATCAGATAATAATTTTATAGCTGATCATACATTAACTGTAAGCGGTAGTATTACCGGTTCAGGAAATTTAAATATAGGGGGAAGCGCAACAGTTACAGGTTCATTAAATGTTAACTCTGCACTTTCTGGTTCAGGAGGATTACACGTTGATGGAACTGTTGGATTATCAAATATAGGACAAGGAACAGCAGGAATTAGTTATGACGTTTTAGTCTTAGAATCTAATCAAGTTAAATATAGATCAGCAGGAATTGTTCCTGTTGGAGCAATAATAATGTGGTCAGGTAATGATTCATCTATACCTGCAGGTTGGCATTTATGTGACGGTACTAGTGGTACACCAAACCTTACAGATAGGTTTATTATAGGAGCAGGTAATACTTACCAGACAGGAAGTACAGGAGGTAGTAATACTCATGATCATGGAGGCACTACAGGTGCACATACTTTAACTGCTGGACAGATACCTGCACATACCCATACTTATAAAGATTCATATTACATAGAATCTTCTAACCCAGGACAAGGTTCTTCAGGAACTATAACAGGTGCTGATTATGTCGGACCTACTAACTATAGAGGTAGTGGAGATTCAGATAACGACAACGATTGGGTTTATTATAGAAATGGAACAACAAATGCTAATACACCAGCAGATGGTAGTCATACACATACTATAGGTTCTGCTAACAATATACCAGTTTACTTTGCTCTTTCTTATATAATGTATACAGGAGCCTAGTTAACTTAATTTAAAGAAAATAGATGGCTTTAACGTTTAGAGATATTAAAGGTGAACCTCTAACTCATGAAGAGGTAGATGCGAATTTTAGATCGTTTTATTACTCAAGTTCACTTAACAATAACATATTAGTACTTTATAAGGCTAATGGTGAAGAACAAGATATATCTGTAGGTTCCGAAGCATTCGGTAACTTCCTTACTGATGGAGGTAGTGTAGCAGATATTTTTCTTGGAGATGGACAAATTACAGGAAGTACATTAGTAATAGATTTTCGTTCTTCTTCCTTATACGATAAAAATAAAGCCCCTGGATCAACAGTTGGAGTTTCATCTAGACTTTTAGCAGATGAATACTATATTACTTTAGAACCAGATGAGAGTAAGGGATACCCTTTCTATCAACATTTTGGTTCTACATATGCCGTATCTTCTAGTGGACAACTTATTGCTTCCGGAGCAAGGTTAGAAGGATCTATTACAGCATCATCCGGTCTTATAGGAGGATTTGAAATTAAAGATGATGTTTTAGTTTCTAGACCCGGAGGAGCATTTGCTTCTAGTATCTTTATAAGTGGTTCACCAACAAATGCTGGTACATTTATTAACTCTAATAATTTTATAGTACAGGGAAGCGGTGATATAACTGGTTCAGCTGTATTATTTACCGGAGGTAAAATAGCAGGATGGGAAATTAACTCATCTAGAATATTTAAAGATGATCTAATAATAGACTCATCTGACGGTAGTATAACAATCCACAGTGCATCCTTTGCCTCTAAGGGTATTCAGCTACAGGAAAACTCAGGCACTCCTAGATTTTATGCCGGTAACGGTTCAACAAACTTTATTAAGTATGACGGGTCCAATGTTAATATTCTTACAAGTGGATTTGAATTAGACGCTACAAACATAGAATTATCTTCTACTCAAGCATCTATGTCACTTGGAGAAGGTAATATTGTAATGTACGGAGATATATCTCGTATAGATATCGGTTCAGCTAATAAAGTAGTAATACAGGGTGGTGCAACGGATAACTTTATCCGTATGGGATCAAAAACAACATTTGACCAGGACTCTACTGCAGGTATTATTATAGGTATGAACAACACAGTTCCTACCCTGGACCTAACTAAAGATAATACTAACTACGTAAGGTTTGATTCAACCAATGGTGTTGATATTAAGACAGAGGTATTTAAGTTAGACACGAATTTTATCGACATAGATTCTAGTACTCAACGCATACAAATTTACGATACAGGTTCAGCAGAAATAATTAGACTAGGAGAAATATCTAATGCTGCAGGAGACTTATACGGATTAAAAATATTTGACGGACAAGGGACAGATATATCTTCTTCCATTGCAATGTTCGGACAACAAGGAAATAAAATAGCAGGATGGGAGGTTACTAATACTCAAATTAGATCTATTCCTAATTCTGGATTCGGTGGACAATATGCAGAAGGTGAGACAGGATTAGTACTACATTCATCAGGAAGAATAGAATCCTCTGACTTTGTAAGCGGATTAAAAGGATATAGATTAGATACTCTAGGTAATGGTTCCGCTGAATTTGAAAATGTAAGAGTTAGAGGAACGCTGAGAACAACAGTATTTGAAAAAGAATCTGTTAACGTTGTCGGTGGACAATTAATGGTATCAAATGGAACTACATTACAAGCTTTAAGAAGTGGTAGTGTAGTATTAGCCGGTTCAGTAACTATGTCCGCTACCGATACTACAATGTCAGTTGCTAACGCAAGTGGTTTTGCTAGAGGAGAAATATTAATGGCTAAGAAAGTAGATGATACTGGCTTTTCTGTTGAATACCTTTATGTGACTGGTTCTAAAAGATTTAGCGAAGATCCTACTTTATCATATATTACAGGTTCAATATCAGGATCTGGTAATCCAGCTATAGACCCAGACGGTCTAGCAGGAGAGCTTTACGTAGGAAGAGAATATGGTTCAATAGGCCCGTCTTCAATATCTAGCTCAATCTCAGTTCTTAGCTCTGATATAGCTATGCCAACTGCAGGAACAGGTGAAAGCGGTACTATAACTATCGATAGTACGGGATCTTTAATTATACAAGATGTAATTAAAATCGGAGATGAAAGAATGAAGATTACTGGAATTTCCGGCTCTGGTACAGACGCTTCAGCTTCTTTAAATGTAATTAGAGACTTTGGCGATACACAACCAGCACCTCATAATGCGGGGGATGATGTGTTAAAGATAGATTTAGATAGAGAATTTTTAGCTGGATTAGTTTCCGAAGCTAAACCTTATAACGAAGGTCAAGTATTTGTCTCAACTGGTAAATTCGCAACCGGTACTGACTATAATGATAAATTCCCTTATCAATATAATGTTACCGGGACTCCTGATGATAACGGTGAGTATAAATTCTTAAGTGGCTCTACTCACATAACTACCAACATAACAGGTTCTACATCGCTGCAAGTTTACGATACTGATATCAATGGAACAGATAGAGGAAGCTTCTTATCACTATTTGATAAACAAAGTTATATTGTTGCTCTTATAGATGGAACAGACGAATGGGTAAGATTTAAGGTAAATGATACTCCAACTGTAAACGGAGACCTACATACATTCCCTATCGAGCTACACCAAGACTTTTTTCAAACTCAAAGCGCAGCAACCGATACTACTAACTCAGCTATAGATTTTTGGTTCTTATCAAACATACAAGATGTATCTTCTGGGTATATTTTAGCCAATGCAAATCCAAATGATTTGTATACTCCGTTTATAGATATAGTAGAAAGAACTGGATCAGGAGTTTACGACCTATCTTTAAAGACTAGATTAGGTGATTTAAGCGGATTAGCTTCACCTTACCTTTATGGAGATGATGAACCAGGATTTGGTATTTATACTGAAAATGGATTCTTTAGAGGAACTATTACTGCACAAACAGGTTCAATAGCAGGTATACTTCATGTAGCAACTGTACAAGGAGGAATAGAAACAGGACAAAAAGTATCTATTGGTAGAGATGTTCAAGGGTCTAACGATGGTATTCATATTAATAATAATAACTACTGGTATACAAACGCTGCATTTAAAGTAGGCGGTCAAAATAACTACCTAACTTTAGATAACGCAGATGATGGTAATCTTCAAATAAGAGTAGAAGATTTCGGATTAAAAACCGATAACATGATTATCTCTAGTTCTTTCGACAGCGGTTCGATAAGAATTGGTACAACAGCTACTAATATAACAGAAACTGCTAACACCGGTTTATATGTTAATGGAGAAGGTAAATTTAGAGTAGGGACAGGAACAGGAGTTGCATCACCGCAATATATCTATTGGGATGGAAGTACATTAACTGTGTCAGGTGATATTAATGTTATTGGAGGTAATGCTGCTACTACTACAAACGTAGCAGATGCAGTTACTTCAGGATCTAATGCTGCTGAAGAAGCAAGAGTAAATGCAGTAGCTACAGGGTCGGTATCTGCAAGTAATGCTTATAGTGAATCAGTAGATTATGCTTCTGCATCTATTGCTACTAACTCTGGCTCGTTTGCTAGTACTACTCAATTATTAGATGATAGAGTATTTACAAACGATAGAGGTAGATTGGTTAAAGTACCTGTATCTTCATCTGATGGTCTTTATTTAGGTTCTACTAATTTAGGATTCTATAAAGATAATGAATGGAAAACTTTCATGGCTAATAACGGTAATTTCTTCCTTACCGGATCTACAGGAGGTTACTTAGCGTGGGATAGTGCAGCAGGAAACCTAGATGTCAAAGGAACAATCAGAGCTACAGCCGGTGATATAGGAGGAGTTCAAATCCAATCTAATAAGGTATATGTAGGAGATGGTGACTACTACAGTGGTTCAACCGGCTTCTATTTAGACAACACAGGAGACTTCTCATTAGGGGATCAATTAAAATGGGATGCCTCAGAGGAATCTCTAACAATTAGAGGTTCAATAACAGTAACAGCAGGTAATGTAGCATCACATACAGACCTTAGCGGTTCAGCAGCAGAAGCAAGTTCTAGTGCTATCGATACTGCTACTAGTAATTTAAATGCTTCTTCTAGTATATTAGAAGGTAGTATAGATCAAACTGCCTTAACGGCTTCATTATCTGCTTCTCAAGCCCAAGCAGCAGCTGAAGAAACAGCACAAGCAGCTTTAGATGTAGCAACCGGTTCATTACAATCAGAGTCTAGCGCTTCTGTAGCTACTTTAAGTAGTAGTTTAGGAGCAATGGCTGCAATTGATGCAATAAATTCTAGTAATAATACAACTTATATAGGTAATGAAGCAATCGTTACCAACCTTATAGCAGCGAATGCGCTAGTATCCACTAACTATGACGGACCAGATGAATCAGAAATTTATTCTGATGATGGTATGTTTATCGACTTTAAACAGGGTAGTATATTTTCTCCAAGTTTTGTTGTAACAGGAAGTGATGCATTTTTTAAAGGTACAGTAAGAGTAGGTGCAACAGATTTAACTGAAGATAATACAATCAATCAAGCTGACATACTAGGAGCTGGAGCAGTAAACTTTAACCCAGATCTTACAGTTGCAGGTTTAGATGGTAGACCAGGAGGCATTAAAGCTGTTTATGGAAGTTCTACTACATCAAATATTTCTTATGCAGATGCTGCTAAAACTCAGTTAAAAATATATAGCTCTACAGATAATAGCATAGGAGCCGGATGGCCAGCTTTTAAAGTTAACCCTGATGCAAGATATTTAATCTCTCTTAGAGTAAAATCAGATACTACACTTTCTTCCGGATTCCATTTTAGAATGCAAGAATTAGACAGTGAGCTACCAGCCGGTAAAACACATATATCTAATGAGGCAGGAAGCTCTGAAGACGGTGTTGTAGAAGATACAAGACAAATCTCATCCTTTGCAACAGCTTCAAATGGAGCTGCATTAGATTTAGATGATATTGGTTTAGGTACTTCATTTACTGAATACTTATTTTACTATACACCAACCGAATCAGCTGTTTATGCCTCTCCTATTATACTAAATTGGACCGGAGCAGGTACCAACGAAATAATAGTTGATAGAGTTCATATCGCCCCTGAAACTTTAGTTAAAACAAAAGGATCAGTCGGAGGATGGACAATCGACTCAAACGCCATTTATAGAGGTACAGAACTTGCCGATGATACATTTGCTTCTTCAGATGGACAGATAACATTAGGAGCAGGGTTTATCGGAGCAAAACAATTTAAAATAGCTTCCGACGGTGATGCTACATTTAGAGGGTTAATTTCTGGTTCTACTATTGAAATTGGAACTACTTCAAATAATATATTTAAAGCAAATAACAACGGTATCTCTCTAGGGCATGCCACATTTACATCAGCACCTTTTAGAGTTACACCAGCAGGAGCATTAACAGCTACTAATGCAACTATTAACGGTACTATTACTGCTACAGACGGTACGATTGGTGGATGGAATATCGACAGTGATGCCATATTTAGCTCAGGTTCTGCAAAAGATACTAGCGGGTTTACCACTAGCGGTATAACTTTTGCAAAAGCAGGTTCAATACATAGTACAGAGTTTGTAATAGACAACAGTGGAGCGACGTTTAAAGGAGCAATTACTGGGGGTACCATAGCTATCGGAAGTAATTTTAATGTAGATGCAGAAGGAAACTTAACAGCATCTAATGCCGATATAGCCGGTTCTATAGTTATTAGCTCAGGTGCCACTTACGATGCGATAAATGATGCACAAAGCACAGCAAATCAAGCTACCGCAAGTGCTTCTACTAATACAAGTAATATTAATAACTTAACTACTGATGTTACTAATTTAGATAATAGAACATTTACTAATGTTTCAGGTAGTGTTGTAAAGGCTGCAATACCTTCTTCTACTCCTGGACTATATATAGGAAGTAATTATTTAGGATTCCATTCAGCCTCCCACTGGGCAACTTACATGGCTAGTAATGGAGATTTCTATTTAAGTGGATCAACTGGAGGTTTAGCCTGGGATGCATCTGAATCAGAATTAATTGTAGACGGGATAATATCAGCTTCAGAAGGATACTTTGCTGGTAATATAAATGCTGAGAATATGACCTTAAGTGGAGGATCTTTTTCTGCTCCTTCTATTACTGGTGGTAGTTTAAGTATAGGTTCAGGAAATGACATATTTAGAGTTGCATCAGATGGAGATATGTGGATTGGTCATGCTACACAAGGTAGTGCAGAATTCCAGGTTACTAAAGCAGGAGCATTAACTGCTACTAGTGCAACCATAACTGGGAATATAACAGCAACAGCCGGTACATTCTCAGGTAATATTAATCTATCCGGTAAATTAAATGCTAATAATTTTTATTTCGGATCTAATGTAAGTGGCTCAGACGACGGATTATACCTCAATGCAAACAACAAATGGTTTGCTGATGGAAGTTTTAAAGCAGGTACTGCAAATAACTTTGTAGAGTTTGACGGTTCATCATTAAGTGTAAGTGGTTCTATCGTAGGTTCTACAATAACAGTCCCGAATACTGCAAATCCTAAATTCGCAGTTGCTGCCGATGGTTCAGTACTGGCGACAGATGCTAATATTGAAGGAACTATTAATGCATCTGGAGGTACTATAGCAGGATTTACAGTTACAGGAAATGAATTAGTTGCTACTGGTTCTGACGGTAACGACTCTATAGAAATAGTCGCAGGAGATGCACCCTCTATAACAATTTACTCTGGTAGTGATGCTAGAGTTAGAATAAATAGAAACACTTCGTTATCTGCAACTAATACTGGAGCTCCTTTAACTATGACAGGAACTATCAGTAATACAAATAACGGAACTGGATTTAGTAACTCTACTTCAGGATATGTTACTTTTAACTTTAGTGGTCCTTTATATAACAGTGATACTACACCTCCTTCATCATCAGCAGTAACATCTGCTTATGATAATGTTAATGCTTCTTTTTCTGCTACTATAAATCCTCAATTAACTTCACATTACATTGAATCAGAATTTAGCCCCTACGATCCTTACGGAAATGGATCTGTATCTCATACTGTAGGTATAACTGTAGGAGCAGAACTACGTAAAAATTATCAAGGTTCTATTTCTACTATACAAACCAAACTATATAATTTTGGTAACTCAGGATCAGGAGATGAAGTTATAACTCTAGATACTGGAAATCTAGATATTAACTTCAACGGCGTAACTCTACAGCTAGGAGCATCTTATAGTGTGAGAACTTTTATAAAAAGTATTGTTATCTCAGCTTATGCTTCAAATGGTGGAGGAGGACTTAACGTTTTATCGGTTGATTATAGACCTCCAATATGTTCCGCAGTAACGGTTTCAGCTGCTGCTGGTACAGCGTTAGAATTTTCAGAGATAACAGCCGGCGGTATGCAGGTAATCTCAGCTACTTCTAAATATGTTAAGATGCCAGTTACGACAACTGGTGCACAGTTAGAGGTAGGAGGTGCGATAACAGCAACAGGAAATATTACAGCATTTGCTTCATCTGATAATAGATTAAAAGAAAATATTAAAATTATTAATAGTCCTTTAGAAAAAATTCATAAATTAAGAGGAGTATACTTCGATTGGAAAGCTGGAAATGAAAATGTACATACATTTAAAGGTCATGATATAGGAGTTGTAGCACAAGACGTTAAACACGTACTTCCTGAAGTTGTAGGAGAAATGCACGGAGGGTATTTAGGCGTTAAATATGATAAACTAACAGCAGTATTAATTGAAGCAGTAAAAGAATTATCAAGTAAAGTAGAAGAGTTAGAGAATAAATTAAAAGACTAGTTATGGCAATACAGTCGTCAGGACCTATATCATTCGAGGATCTTAATGATGAATTAGGAAATAGTACTCAAGCTGAACTAAATCTTACTTCTGCATCATTAGCTTTCGGGTTGACCTCTCCTGATTCAATGGATGAATTTTACGGTTTAGGAGCTCCAACTCCAGCACCTACACCAGCACCAATAGCTCCAACACCAGCTCCAACACCAGCTCCAACACCTGCTCCTACTCCAGCCCCTATAGTTAATAATAATCAATCTTTATACTATTCTACTACATCTGGAAATGATGCTTGTAGTGGAGGAGACGACGGACTTGCATATAGTACTTACATAGCAGGAGCAACAGCATTTACTAGTGCTAATGTAACTTATATAGACAGTATAAAAACCGGAGGATATGCAGCCAGTACTACATTCTGGGTATCAGATGGTACAGATAGTAGAGAATTTGCTAAAACTAGTCAGTACGGTACACCACAAGCTTCATCAGTTACTTGTCCTACTCCTAGTCCAACACCTGCTCCAACACCTGCTCCTACTCCGGCACCAACACCTAGCCCGACACCTGCTCCAACTCCGGCACCTGTTGCCCCGACTCCAGCACCTACTCCGGCACCTACTCCGGCACCTACTCCGGCACCAACACCTGCTCCTACTCCAGCACCAACACCTGCTCCTACTCCGGCACCAGTAACACCTGCTCCTACTCCGGCACCAACACCTGCTCCTACTCCAGCTCCTATAGTAACAGGTAATGAAGATTTATACTACTCAACTAGTGACGCTGACGATGCATGTAGCGGAGGAGATGACAATACAGCTTACGGTACAATAATTTATGATGATACAACATTTGCTGGGTCTAGTGTTACATCGATAGATAGTATAACAATAGGAGGATACGCTACAAATACTATATTCTGGGTATCTGATGGAACTGATACTAGACAATTTAAAAAGGCTTCTAGTGGTGCAACTCCACAACAAGCAGCAGTAGCATGTCCAACACCTGCTCCTACTCCGGCACCTACTCCTAGTCCGACACCTGCTCCTGTTGCACCAACACCAGCACCTACACCGGCACCAACGCCTAGTCCTACACCTAGTCCAACTCCGGCACCTACACCAGCACCAGTAACACCAGCACCTACTCCGGCACCAACACCTGCTCCTACTCCAGCTCCAGTAGTAAGCGGAACTCAATCACTTGCTCATAGTACATCAGCTGGTAATGCTTGTTCAGGTAATACTAACAACACTACATTTATATATGGAGCAACTACGTTCGATAGTTCTAATGTAACCACAGTAGAAGGTTTATGGATAGGTTTAAATTATGGAGACGGTGATCTATTCTATTTATCGGATGGTTCTAAATCTAGGTTATTTGAATATAGAATTAATACAACAGATGCTGTACCAGTTAATCCTGCAGCAAATTGTCCAACACCTGCTCCGACACCTAGTCCAACACCTGCCCCGACTCCAGCACCTAGTATTGGACCTCCTGGACCTCCTGGACCTCCTGGACCTCCTGGTGTACCTGGGGAACCGTAAAAGTTGGAAATTAAATATTAATTTCATATATTATACTAAAGTAAGTTATGGTTAAATACGCTGAAAATTTTCTTACAAAAGAAGAATGTGAATACTTTATTAGTTTAATAGATAAAAAACATTCTAGATCTGCAGTTACTACTGCTAATGATAAGTTTTCTGAGATTAATGATTATAGGACTTCTAGTACTTCTCAGCTATCAGAAGAGGATGATAAAGTTAAAGCATTAAAAGAAAAAATAGCTAAGTATGTAGGGTTAGATATTAAAAGAGGAGAAACTCTACAGGGCCAGTTATACCAACCAGGAGAGTATTTTAAACCTCATACAGATTATTTTTCCCCCGAGGCTTATAAAACTCATTGCCTTTTTTCAGGTAATAGAGTTAAGACCCTTATGATTTATCTAAATGAAGATATGGTAGGAGGAGAGACGGATTTTACTAATTTAGGTATAAAATTTAAACCTAAAACTGGAAGAGCGTTGAGATGGGATAATATGATTGACGGAAAAGTTAATCACCAATCAATGCACGAAGGCACACCTGTTACAGAAGGTAAAAAATATATTATAACTTCATGGTGGAGAGAAAATGAATGGAAACCTTCTGAAGATACTCGCCTCAAATTAGAATTAGATAAACGTAAATCCACAGGAAAAGGTAAGGTTGTTAGTTTAAATAGTAAATCTTTTACGGGTGTAGATGATTTTCCTAGACTAACTAAAAAAGGATATAAGATAGTCAAGTGCCCGGAGGATACATGGCAAATTATAAAGGATGCTTACAGTCTTTTAAAAAATAGCAAAGCAGAAGAAAAGTGGGAAGGTATAGATAATGTAATAACTCCTGGAGATAATAGAACAGAGATTATGAGTTTTGATAATCTTACTTCTATAAGAGAAATTATACATAATCAGCTTAAACCGCTACATGAAGAGTTCTCAGGTGAATCTTTATCACCAACTATGTTATATGGGATAAGATCCTATAATAAAGGTGCTACGCTTATCAATCATACCGATAGGTTAGAAACACATCATGTTTCAAGTATCATAATAGTAGATAAAGATCTTAATTGTGACTGTAAAGATACTAAAGGAGCAAAAAATGACTGGCCTCTTGACTTTCAAGACCATAGCGGGAAGTGGCATAAAATATATGCTGAAATAGGAGATATTATTTTATATGAATCTGCTACCTGTTTACACGGTAGACAAGAAGAGTTTAAAGGTAACTGGTACCGTAACTTTTACGTACATTACAAACTTAATGACTATAAACTTACTAGTGTATAATGGACTATGTAGTAGTGAGTACAAGCAAGTGCCTTTACCAAAAATGGCAACTTGAATATCTAGAACGATCTTTTGAGAATGTAAACCAAACAGGTCAACTTACTATACTTCTCTCAGAGGATATCAATCATAAAAACGAAAAAATAGATTTTAATTTTAGTAAAAATACTAAAGTTATAGAACTACCTGATTGGGCAAAAGAATGGGAATTAAAAAATAAAGACTGGTGGGGCGGAATACCTAATAAGTACGAATCTATTTCTTGGCTATGTGAAAATTTAGATTTAATAGATACAGATAAAATACTTTTTTTGGACCCTGACATGATATTTTTGCAATCAGTAGATTTTAATTTATCTAATAATGAAGTAATTGGTCAAAGATGGAAAGATTTTAACAGGCCTAATGATAATTATCCTACCGGTAAAAAAGGAATTATGTATCCTTTTGCTTTAAATTTCTTTACTCTTAAAAAAATTATTGATTCTTATAAACAGGCTTGTATAGACTATAGAGTTAATACTAAAAAATGGGAAGCAGAAATGTTTGGCTTAGATTATGCTTTTAAATCTAATAATATTGATATAAAATTTTTAGATAGGTTAGGAATATGTAGCGTATGGGAACACAATGATAGTAGAACTCTTCCCAGTATTATTCACTACCCTAATAAAATTGAGGATAAAGAAGGTAATCAAATCTTCTTTAAACAAGATCATACATTTGACTTAGAGCAGAAAATAGATATATCAAAGGCTAGAAATACTTTGGATACTTTTCTTCTATCTAATATAGATCAAAAAAATACTGATTTTAGATATTATAAAGGTATTGATGATGGAAATATTTTCAAGTTTTATAACGGAGAAGAAGGATACGTACTTTATAAAGAATGGCCTGGAGGGTTTAATAATATTAGAATGTCGTATGAATTAGCTTTATGTATAGCTTTTTTATTAAATAGAACTTTAGTCTTACCTCCAAATAGCTCTTACTATCTTTTAGAAAATTACTGTGGATTGAATGATTTTTTTGATTTTAGTAATAAACAAATTAAAATTATTAAATACGAAGAGTTTCGAGATATTGAACACATCTTTGATAGTTTCGATAATATTAAAAGTAAATGTAAGGAAATAAATATAAAGACTGATAATTGTGTTTATAATTTTGAACCTTTAGAACCACCTACCAGTTTTACAAAAAAGAGAGAGGTACTTAATATTAAAGATTTAATAAGTGAAAATGATAGGTACTTATATTTTGATAGAAATCTACTAGGTAATTTTTATTCTACTTTTTTTACTAAACATGAAGATAGTTTAAAAACACTCATAAATAAAACAGTAAGGTATAGAAATGAAATATTCGATATAGGATGGGCTTTTATAAATTTACTAGGGGATAAGAATTACTATTCGCTACATCTAAGAAGAAATGATTTTCAGTACAAAGACTTGTTTATTACCGCAGAAGAACTTCTCATTAATATTCAAAATATAATACCTAAACAAGGCACACTCTACATTGCCACAGATCATCAAGATGAAAAGTTTTTTAAATTAATAAAAGAGCATTATAACGTTATATTCTATAATGATTTAAAATCTAAACTTAATCATTTAGAATTTAATAATAATTGGATACCAATAATTGAACAGTTAATTTGTAGTAGAGCTATAAAATTTATCGGTAATAAACTTTCAACTTTATCCTCCTATGTTTATAGGATGAGAGGTTTGATGAACGATATAGAAGATAAAACTTTTATAGTGAATACTGAACAGTTCAAAGAAGAAGATCAAACTAGTTTTAAAGTAGATAGAGGATTTATAGCTAATTGGGCAAGAGAGTATAGAGATGCATGGGAATATGATAACTCTAAAATATTTGTTTCTATAGCAAGTTACTGTGATAGTCAAATTATAGACACATTAAAAAGCCTTTATAATAATATTTCAGACAGTAGTAAAGTGGTAGTGTGCGTTAACCTACAGGATACTATAGAACAATTAAATAAGGTTTTAGAGTTAAAATATAATGACCTTACTATATTATACACTCCTAAGGAACAATCAAAAGGTGTTGTTGTAGCTAGAAATAAAATTAAAAAAGAAATACAGGATGAGAAATATTTCTTACAAGTAGATTCTCATACTAGATTTAAAAGAAACTGGGACCTTATATTACTGAGTCAATATAAATCTTTAGATGATCCGAAAGCTATTTTAACTACGTACCCTAATAATTTTGATGTACCTGATATAGGAGAAGATTATCTCAATTTACCATTTAATGCACCGCTAAAGGTTAAAAGGTTTTTAGTAAAAGATTCTGAAACTGATAATAGATGTGTAGCGGAAAACTTTGATTCATGGAAAGATAATAAACCATTTGATACTAAATGGGCAGCAGCAGGATTTTTATTTACTAACAGCGATTGGGTAAAAGAGGTAAACATACCAGATAATATTAGATTCAACGGTGAAGAAGATTTTCAAACATTTATTAGTTTTTTAAAAGGATGGAATTTAAAAGTATGCTCTGAAGCTTGTATATGGCATAATTATAATTTTAAAACTTCTTCTGATATCCCTTACAGAGAACATAATAATGAATATTTAATTAAGGACTCTTCAAGTAAGTTATTAAACGAAGAATTATTTAAAGAAGGTTATGAAAGAAGTTTAGAAGATTTAGAAAAGTATTTTGAAATAAAGTTAAGAAGATGAATCAAACTATTTTCATATCAATAGCAAGTTATCTTGATTACGAAATTAAATATACAATATTAGATTGTATTAATAAATCATATAACCCAGGTAATTTATATTTTTCTGTTTGCTTACAATATGACGATAAGATAGGAACATCAGAGAAGTGTCTAGACGATTTAGTAGAGAAGTATAATATTACAGTTGATAAGTATCATTATACAGAATCTAAAGGAGGGTGTTGGGCTAGACAATTAGCACAGTTAAACTATAATTATGAAACTTACTCCTTACAGGTAGATTCTCATACAAGGTTTATACAAGACTGGGATAAAATAATAATTAAAGACTATAATAATTTACTAGGTAAGGGTATTAAAAAACCACTGCTTTCCTTTTTACCTCCTGCATATACAAGAGACGATAAATTAAATAAAGATTTAGAATTTAAACAAAAAGAAAATTTATCTATTTTACAGGTACCTAAAATAAAATTTATTTCTAAGGATTTTTGGCCTGATTATGGAGGATATAATAATCAGATTGATATAGAATTTAAACCTAAAGGTATAACCTTAATATACGGAGGATTTATATTTACAGCCGGTAAATGGGTACAAGAAGTAGAACAAGATCCTTTGCATTACTATACTGGAGAAGAATTTGCTTTAGCAATTAGATCTTATACTTTTGGATATGACTTTTATACTCCTAGTCAAATAGTAGCGTGGCACCGTGCTCATCCTCAAGTACCTAAAAAACATTTTAATAATAATGAAAAAACTATAGCTGATAATCACCATAGAGTGGCTATGAAAAGATTAAAGAAGTTAATTATGGGAGATGATTTAGGCAAATACGGAGTAGGTAATATTAGAACACTAGAAGAATATGAAAGGTTTGCTAATATAGATATAAAAAATCAAAAAGTTAATTATGTTTGATTTATCTATATACTGTGGTCATAACGCATCTATTACTTTAGCTAGAGATGGTATAGTTCTCGAAGTCGTAGAGATAGAAAGATTTACCAATATAAAGAATGCTGGTTTACTGTGGTACTACCCTACCCACCTTCCTCTAAAAGCAATACAGAATATATTAAAATATTTTAATTTTAAATATAGAGCTGATAAGTTTGATTATTTAATCTGTAATCAAGATGATACAAGAACACTAACTACCAAATTAGGAAATAAAAACAAAATAGTTCAATTTTTTAAAGCTAATAAATTGAAAGAAGTATACCATCAAGACGGACATGCTGCTGGAGCGTTCTATCAATCAGAATTGGACACTGCTATAATTGCCACGGTAGACGGAGGAGGAAATGACGGATGTTATAATTTCTATAAAGCAGATAGAGTTAAAGGTATAGAACCTATAGGTAAAAATTTTGATTATAATATAGGAGAAAAATATGCTGAAATTGGACGTTATTGTAACTCAATACGAAAAGCTAAAGAATGGCGTGATGCTTACTTAATCTATGCTGGTAAGTTAATGGGGCTAGCAGGTTACGGAAAAGTGCAAGAACATTACGTTGAGGCCTTAGAGGAGTTTTATTTAGGTCATCACATGGATAAGGAGAATAGAGACAATAACTACAAAGAATTGAAACTCAAACTTAAACTACCAGATATACTATCAGGAGAGTTAGAAAAAGACTTAGTAGCTACATCTCAATATGTATTTGAAAATATTTTTGAACGAAATATTTCTACTATATTTCAACAAATAAATAATAACTTTATTATTTCCGGAGGTTGTGCATTAAATATTTTAAATAATACTAGCATTAATACTAAAGTAAAAACATTTATTCCTCCTAATCCTAACGATTCTGGTTTATCATTAGGTTTTATGCTATCTCATATTAAGCCAACTCAAGCAGTTAGTAGTCCCTATTTAGGACCTGAAGCCTGGGATAGAGATATTTTATCTGAATATGCTTCTACTTATAAAGCAGAGGTAAATATTAATACGGTTGTGGATGATATAGTCTCTGGTAAAATTATCGGTATAGTAAAAGGAAGATGTGAAATAGGTCCAAGAGCTCTAGGAAATAGAAGTATTGTATGTTACCCGGTTATTAAAGGAATGAAAGAAACTTTAAATAAAAAAGTTAAGAATAGAGAATATTATAGGCCTTTCGCTCCTGTTGTAAGATTAAAAGACGTGAGTAAGTATTTCGAATTTAATGGAGAATCTAGGTATATGTCTTTTTGCCCAAAAGTAAAAGAGGAGTATAGGGAAACTTTAGAATCCATAACTCATATAGACGGAACAGCAAGGATACAGACAGTTACTTCTCAGCAAAATCCGTTCCTATACGAACTTTTATCAATGGTGGAAGAGAAAACTGGCATTGGTATGTTACTTAATACTTCTTTTAATATTGCAGGTAAACCTATTCTAAATACTTATAAAGATGCTATCTCGATATTAAATAACACGAAATTAGATGGAGTACTTTTAGAAGATTATTATATTAAAAAATAACTATTTATAATAAAATGTTACGAAAAATAAAAATAGATTACGACTTAAATTATTTCTTACCCCCAAACCAAGATTACTCTGTTCATAAAGGAACATGCCTATCTCATCAGGTACATGAGCTAACTGATATTCATAAAGAATATGGTTTAGGAGAGACTTACACCTCAGAAAATACTGTCATACAGCAATTGTGGTATGATAACTCTATAGTTGATTTTGACGGGTTAGGTAAACAATTAAACATGGAAGTAATAACTATATCATCTATTTTACAGCCACCTGGCAATACTATCGCTCTGCATAGAGATACTTTTTTTCAAATTAATAAAAGATTCCCTGATGATAAAAGATTAAAAGTAAGAGCAAACATTTATTTAGAAGATTGGAAAGTAGGACATATGCTACAGTATCAAGACATAAATGATCTAAATGCTTGGAAAACATCTGATAATTGGAAAGCAGGAGAGGGTTACTTATGGTCATCTAAACCTTTACATCTATCAGCAAATGCAGGTATGAAAGATAAATATACGTTACAAATTTCAGGGTTTTATTTAGGATAATGTGGAAATTTAATGGTAAAGAAATAAAGAGCATAGGGGATATGCCTAAAGATACATATGGTTTTATCTATATGTCTATACATCAACCTTCTGGTAAAAAGTATATTGGAAAGAAGGTTTTATATTTTGAACGAAATAAAAGATTAGGTAAAAGAGCCTTAGAAGCTTTAAGGGAAGAAAGAAGAGCAAAAGGTATAGGAGGAAGAGTTCCACTTAAACAAAAAGTCATTACAGAATCAGATTGGATGACTTATTACGGTTCTCATAAAGATATCTTAAAATTAATCAAAGAAGGTAAACAGAGTGAATTTACTAGGGAAATACTCTGTTATGTACCGAATAAGAAGCAATTAACATATTTTGAATGCAAATACCTATTTATAAAAGAGGTGTTAGAGCATAATGAATACATTAATGATAACATTCTCGCTAAATTTTATAGAAAAGATTTCAATATATGAAGTTAAGAGATATAATCTTAAAAGAAAATAATAAATCTTGCCCTGTAGCAACACAGGATTTAATGCTTAATACTAAGAATAGAGATGCTTCAATTAAAGCAACTCATGTACAGTATGGACCATTGAATGTAGATAAACCTGGTAGTTACTGGAAAGATATAGCTAAATATTGGAATACATCTTTAGAAGCAGCTAAAGCCTCTAATTGTAGTAATTGTGTAGCATTTGATATTTCACCTAGAATGGATGAATGTATGCCTGGAGTTACCTCTGATGAAGACGGTAGACTAGGTTACTGTTGGATGCATCACTTCAAATGTCATTCAGCTAGAAGCTGCAGAACATGGGCAAAAGGTGGTCCGATTGAAAAAGATTCCGTATCTTTAGAATGGCAAGAACGTAACGATAATAAATAAATTATGATTAAACTTAAAGAAGTAGTTGGATATCCATCTTTAAAGTACCATTTAGACAATGGTCTAACATTACACGAACATGTCTACCGTTATTCTAGCGATGCCTTTGTTAACTTATTTGCTGAAGCAAGAGAAGCCCTTAGAAACGAAGATATAGATTTAAACGAAGAAGATAAAGAACTATTAGAAACAACTGATATAGGAGAATATGCAGAGTATAACGGTATGAAAGTACCTTTAGACTTACCTATGGTGTCACCAAAGTATAATGCTATATTTGAGATTGGATGTTTAATCGATGAAATGATAGAAGACGAGAATAAGATAGATGAAGCTGCATCAATAGACGAAATGATAGATTTTGAACTAGTAAAAGAATTAGTAGAGTCGATTGGCGGTAACATTAATATGAATAAATTCAGAAAAGCAGTTAGTATAAATAACGAAAATTTCGATTACAATGGATTCGAAATGCTGAAGGCCTCAGTGGACTACATCCCCGAAGCGGAGTACAAGGGTAAAAAGGTTCAATTAAATAAACCTAAAAGAGGTGGTTCTAAAAAATTCTACGTTTATGTTAAAAACCCTAAGACAGGTAATGTCAAAAAGGTCTCATTTGGGGATACTGGGCTTTCAGTTAAATTTAAAAAGAAGGGTGCAAGAGCATCATTTGCTGCACGTCATAAATGTGCACAGAAAAAAGATAAAACAAAAGCAGGATACTGGTCATGTAATATTGGCCGTTACTGGAAATCATTAGGTGGTGGATCAAATTTCTCAGGTTACTGGTAGACCTTACTCTGAAACAGAGAAAAAAGGTTATGTAGTTAGAAAGTTTTCGCAAGAAACTTCTTCATTTGAATTAGTATGGCATAGAGACAAAGAAGACCGTATAGTTCAAGCTCTCCATAAAACAGACTGGAAATTTCAATTGGACAACGATATTCCTCGCTACCTTACCGAAACCGAACTATTTATACCAAAGCAAACATATCACCGGCTTATAAAAGGAACAGGTGATCTTAAAGTAAAAGTAATTAAAAAAATGGAATGTAACTGTAAAAACTGTACTTGTAATGCCAGCTAAATTAAAACCAAGCACTAAAGAATACGAAAGAGATTCTAGAGGTAGAATGACTAATAAGTACAAATGGAAACACTACACTCCTTCTGGAACATCTACAGAAGAATTAAAAAAGATGTATACTACTAATACTTTTAGAAAAAAGAAGAATTTAATAATAAGAGAACTACTTAAAAGAAATGAAGCTATCTAACATTATTTTATCAGAAGACAAGGAAGATGTTTATCTAATTAATCTTGCAAATAAATTTGCAGAAAAATTTCCTAATTTATCTTTTGATTTAAAGTTTCCCGGTAGTGAGCATAGAAGAATAGATGTAAGAGGTACTCAACAAGATTTATTGGATTTTGGTAATAAATATCATGGACATAAATTAGGTGACTATGAAGTGTTCCATGTAGATGATGATGATAGAGGAGAAATAGTAAGGATCATAAAACAAAACAATTAGTATGAAGTTATCAAAAATCATATTAGAGAATAATAAAATTATTCATAGAGCTGAGCTAAACTTATCTGATAAAGATATAACTAATTTAGCAGAAACTATAGCTAATAAGTTAGATAACTATCTGGATATAGAGAATAAAGCACTTCTGGAAACAGTAGTAAAAGAAGCCATCGGCGAATTAATCTCTTAGATAGTTGCATAATTGAATTAAAGTTCTTATCTTATAGTTAAGATACGGACTGGTTTATGGACTATACTTTCCTTTTAGGATCAATTGAAAATATTTTAGGCAAAAGCCATAAAAAAGCTAGAGATAACTATGCTTTTCATTGTCCTTTTTGTAATCACCGTAAACCTAAGCTAGAGATCAATATGCATACAACCGAAGAAGGTAAGAACTTCTGGGAGTGTTGGGTGTGTGAAACAAAAGGTAGAACAATAAGATCTTTACTTAGGCAGTTGAAAACTCCTAGAGAACAAGCTAGCGAAATATTAAAATACCTACCTAAAGGAGCTCAAATAAACTACAAAGGAATATCAGTAGTAGAGTTACCTAAAGAGTATCAACCGTTATACAGTGCTTCAACAACTTCAGTTATAGCTAATTTAGTAAGAAAATACTTATATGAAAGAGGACTTACCGATAATGATTTTATTAAATATAGGATTGGATATTGCACTTCTGGAGAATTTGGAGGAAGAGTTATTATCCCAAGTTATTCTGAATCCAATCAACTCAACTTTTTTGTTGCGAGAAGCTATGATGGAAACTATTTTAAATACAAAAATCCCGAAACTTCCAAAGACGTAATATTTTTTGAAAATTTAATTAACTGGGATACTCCTATAATACTATGTGAAGGAGTGTTTGATGCTATTGCTATACGTAGAAATGCTATACCTATACTGGGAAAGAGTATCTCTACTTCATTATATAAAAAGATTATAACAAGTAATGTAAAAGATATTTATATTGCTTTAGACACCGACGCTAGAAGTAAAGCGTTAAAAATATCAGAACAATTTTTAAATCAAGGTAAGAGAGTTTTTTTAATTGAGTTACCGGATAAAGATCCTTCCGAAATGGGTTTTATACCGTTTACAAAATTAATCCAATCAGCACATGAATTAGACCTTTCTAGTCTAATGGTGCATAAATTAGATCTATGATCAAACAAGGAATGAACATTCTTAAACAGAATGAAAAAAAGAGACTGGATTTCAATCCAGAGTTAAAACAAATTAACTTTCTAGATAGGAGAGTTTATAAGAGAGGCGAAGGAGTATACTACCCGTCCGTAACCACCATACTCCAGTATATGCCCAAAAATAAGTTTTTTGAGTCTTGGCTCAAAGACGTTGGGCATAACGCCGATCTCATTATGAGACGAGCAGGTAAAGAAGGTACTCAAGTACATGAAGCTGCTGAAAAGTTAGTAGAAGGAGAAGAAATCTCTTGGATGGATGATTACGGTAATGCTAAATACTCTCAAATAGTATGGGAGATGATATTAAAATTTGCAGAGTTTTGGAAAGAATATAAACCAGAACTAATATCATCAGAACAATTTGTATGGTCAGATAAGTATAGGTATGCTGGTACTGCAGATATTGTTTGTAAAATTAACGGAGAGGTATGGTTATTAGACCTTAAAACTTCTAATAGTATACATAAATCATACGATCTTCAATTAGCTTCTTATGCTAAAGCATTAAAAGAAAGTAGAGATGTAGAAATAGAAAGAACTGGGATTATATGGCTTAAAGCAAAATCGAGAGGACCTAGCAAACAGAAAGGAGTAATGCAAGGTAAAGGATGGAAAGTACTTCAGGTTGATGATATAGAGAAAAACTTTAAATTATTTCAAAACATATATGAGCTATATCAGTTAGAGAATCCTAATACTGAACCGATTTATAATAGTTACCCTACTACTATAAAAGTGTAACTATTTATAATAAACCATTTATATGAAAAGAATAACATTTTTATTTGTACTATTTTTATTAACTAGCTGTGGTTATTTTAAAGTTGCTACTCTTAATCACACTCCTAAAGCATTTGTGACCTCTTCAGGTATTAATGTAGATGTGATTGATAGTGAATTTGGATTACATAGAAAGTTTAATAACGATAACAAATTTAGATGGAACTTTACTCAGTTTGCATTAGATCAAGATCTTAGATGGTACTATTCTTTTTATAATAGAAACTTTCTATTCAAATATAGATATAATTATTCACCATGGGATCTATATGTAAACAGATACGACTTCTGGTTTGACTGGAATTTTAACTATGGATGGAGAGGATTTAATAGTTGGGACCCTTATGGGTTTAGAAACTGGGGATGGAATAGTTGGAACCCGTACTATAGTAACTTTTATATATGGAATAGACAGAATATAGCTTATGCTAAAACTAGAAGAGGAAGTCAATATAATGATAACGATATAGTTCAAAGAAACTATAATAAGGTAAGGAGTTACAATAATAATAACAGTACTAATGTAAGAGTATATAATAGACCTGAAAATAATGATGTAGAGATAAGACGTTCTGTTGATTTACTTAAAAGAGGAAATAAAAATATAAACATAAGAGAATATAATAATTTAAATAAGTTTAACAATGATAAAACTATCAGAACTAATCCTAGAAGCTACGGGAGGCCCGAAAGCGGTAATAATGGCGGGAGGAGCTGGAGCAGGGAAAACGTACCTTCTAAACCAACTATCATTAGACAGCCTAGAACAGTTCAACCCGGACAAGTACGTGGAGGATCAGGATCATCCGTACTACAACAATCTAGGAGCAGCCAGCAGCCAAGTCGAGAAAGACGTTAATGCTGCAGCTGATAATAAGTCTAGCTTTGTTTGGGATACAACAGCAGCTGGAGTAAGATTTGATAAGACCTTATCTAAGATGCTTAGTTTAGGGTATGATGTCTATATGGTGATGGTCTACACTCACCCAATGATCTCTTATATATCTAACTTTCAAAGAAAAAGAAACATACCTGCTTCATCTACTTTTGAGACATGGAGAAATGCTTATCAAAAGATAGGAGATTTTAATAAAAAGTTAAAAGGTAATTTATCTATCTATGTTAATATGAGAGATGGTAAATTTGAAAAAGAGATAAATGCATTTAATACAGCAGCAAAAAACGGACCAACAGGAATAAAGGATTATCTTGAGCAGTATAATAATAGAACTGGAGCAGGTAAATCTTCTTTCTTTAAACCATTAGTAATTTCAGATGAAGAAGAGCAGGAATTTAACAAAGCATCTTCGGGAATAGACTGGGATAGAGATAGTAGGTCAGAAGATAAAGCTATTAAGACTGCATTTTTAAAAAGCTATAGAAAGATAGGAGCCGGTCCTGGAGCAGATAAATTAAAAGATGCTGTAAAAAAATATAGAGATAGAAAAGATAAAGCAAATATAGAGAATGAAGAAGTTTTAGATAGTATAGCTGATATGTTATTCAGTCCACTATTTCAAGAGAAGCTTAAACATTCAACTCCTGCAGAAATAGATTCAAAAGTACAAGCGTTTTTAGCATGATAG